CAGAGAAACGCCGGAAGCTTATCGGGCACGCGATCCGCCGGAATGTGCGTCGTTCGCATCTGCAACATGATCCGACCGTTCGGGCTGATCCACTTGCACGGCGCGAGCCAACGCGCATAAGTTGGCGCATATTGCAGTTCGTCCCACCAACGCCATTCCGCCGCGTTCGCGCCAACGAAATAATCCGTGTCGCGCTCGATCTTAACGACCAACGTCGGATCAATGGCGCAAAGGAATACTGTTCTATGAATTCCCGCGCCTAGCTCTTTTCCGCAAAGCAGGTTCAGCGCCTCTTGAGCGATGATGTTCAGTTCGTAATTGTTCACCCTTCAAACCCTCGATTGTCGTATCACTGAACAGAAACAACGCACGTTCGACCGACTGTTCTTTTTTAGCACGCTCTAACGCAGGTGCCATCGCAGCGGTAATTTCCGCCATCGTATAACGACGTTCCATTTTACAGAGGCACCCATTCGAATTCTGCCGTGTCGAAATCCGGTTCAGCCGTTCCGACTGCTTTTATCGCCTGTCGGATCATGTCTTTCCCTTCATCCGTCCAAAACCCCGTTGCTTTCACATCGTAAGTATGGTTCGGACAAACCTTGATACTGAAACGCGATTTCAACGGCGTCGACGTTTTCGGATAACCCTTTGCCCACATCGTAATTTCAAGGATGAACCGAGCGGGCGCAATGCAATCCTCATGGGAGCAACGCGCCGGGCCGCTGAACTGTTCGAACTGTTTGAAGTCTGGCGGTAAATTCATTCCTCTGATCCACCCTGCAACCGAGCCGCATACATTTCCGCCAATTGTTCCGGCGTCATCGAAACGTTCATGTTCGTGACTTCAATCGAGCCCGTATGAATATGACGTTCAGGCGCATAAGCGCCGTAACGTTTCATCAGCTTATCCAAACCGTCAAGTTTAGAATACAATTCAAGCGTCGTTTCCGTCACGCCTTTATCGCTCGTTTTGATTTTAAGCGATTTAACGTTCGACCAATCATCATCCGATACCTTGGCAAAATCCCATGTCGGATTACCCTTGGCGTCGATAACGACTTTATCGCTCGCGTCGACCTTTAGAAACCGCTTGATATTGCTTGTCGCGATCCGGCCAATCTCAGCTAGCACACGCTCTAGCGTCACGTCCGCGCGCTCGCTTAGGACCATCAGCCGTTCGTATAGTGCCGCCTGAATTACCGGGTCGCGAGCCCATGCGATAGCCGTCGAACTCGACGCACCGGGGAACACTTGACCGTAAGCCGTCGCCGCGTCGCCGCAGGCAATGAAGTTATCGACGAACGCTTGCTTAGCCCGCGACAAACTGTCGTAAGCCGAACGCGCCTTGATCCCTTCAACGATAGCAACCTGATTACCCATAGTTCCCGACGTATGGACGCGGATCACTGATCCGTCAACCTCTAAAACAGAATTCCACAATTCACGATCTGATCAATCCGGACGAATTAGAACGCTATTCAAAACGTCGTTCAACGGCAAACTTCGGTAAGAACTCGTAAAAAACGTTTCTCTGTCGAAGTCATTTTCCCTAGGTTTCTCTAGGGACACAGGGTTTCAACTCGGTAACTTCGGTAAGAACTCTATAGTTAGAGATATAATAAAAAGGAGAAAATATAGAAGATCGAGCGGCGCCCGCGATAATACGCGTTATATAATTATAAGCGCGTTTATGAGCGAAAAGGGGAGTTTTTACCGAGTTTACCGAGTTTTACTCAGTTTTTAAATTATACACGTCTAAAACGCTAACAAAATCAAAGGGTTACGAATTGAACCAACGAATAACGGTAAGAATAACGGTAACCTAGCGGCAACGACCCGTTTGTCGAAGTCAAACCAACGGTTCACACGTCATAACCCTGCGCCCGAGCATAATCCCCAACTTTAGCCGATTTTTCCAAATTATATAATCCCGGCTGTTTTCCATCTTCCTGAAAATACGCCCTCGGAGCCCGACCAATTTCAAAATATCCCAAATTATAATACGCATTTTTTAGCGTTGCAGGCGCATAACGAATTTTAGCATCGTCAAGCATCTTTTTGACCATGACGGACGAAAGCCAGCCGTTCCGGAACCCCGGCCAACCCTCGCTGACCGCCTCTGCAATGCGCTGTTCTATCGGCCCGTGCGACTGCGCCAGCGCTTCAACCAGCGACGACGTTGCGGGCGCTCTATGTGCCTTGACCATAGGATCAAACTCCGGCTCGATTGGATAGTTCTTTAGGAACCAAGCGACCACGCGCTTACCGTCAGCGCGAAGCCATTTATACATCGCCGGGAAATAATCCCCGTCGACGCCGTATTTTGCAAGATCGCTCACGTCCTGTAATTTCGAATACATGATCGCATAACGCCGACTGTCGCGCTTGATCGGGATCGCATCTTTCCAATTGGTAAACATGATCCAATTGGCGGGCATATCTTCCATATCCTGATCAACACCCTTACCCTGAACCTCGATCCTTTCTTCGGTAATCAACGGTTTCAGGATTTCGAGCATGTCGCGCCGATCATCCGTGCGTATCTCATTCGCAATGATCAACAGCCGATTGCGCATCCATGCGTTGAACTTCGATCCGCTATCACTGAGTAGCTGCGCGTTCGGCTGATATGTATAGATCGATCCGACCGCATACGATAGCGCCTCACTGATCAAGCCCTTGCCGCCGCCTTCCATCGATTGAATGACTGGCGCCCAACGCGCTTTCACACCCGGACGTTGCACACAATGCGCCAGATACGAAAGCATAATCCGAACGTCTAATTCATCGGCGAGAAACACCCGCAGGAATGTGACGAACGCCGACGCGTCGCCTTCCTCTAAAACCACATTCGCCGGACGATAAACGTTGATCCCCTTGCGCCCTAGTTCATCCTCTAGAACCGCACCCGGCTCGATTGTCGGAATGAACCGGATATGATCGACCTTGGGAACCTGAAACACTTGCCCGCGCGTCGCCGCTTTCCAAGGTTCATCGCTCGCCTTACCATCCGACGTAATGATAAAGCTATAGCCACCGTACGACGCGTTGAACCCGCCCGGTCCCATGAACCGCATATTTGGCGTTAGAATGCGATCCAGCATTTCGACATAGACGCACCCGGCGAAATAATTAAGCTGTTCCTGCGGCGTTAGTAGCGCCGATCCCGAGCGCAATTGCGGCGTCGGAATAACCGGTTGACCACTGACCGGACCGCTAGCGGGCACCATCGGCGTAACGACCCGCTCGCTCGCCGGTCCGAACTTATAATCAGCATCGGCGCCAGATACCCTAGCCAGATAACCCCAACCGGTTTTCGTCTGCCGGATCGAACGCCACTGCTTATTATTCTCGCCGGGATCGTTTTCCTGATACTGCGCGCACCATTCTAACCAAGCATTCGTTATGCTGGCTTCATCCGCATGGGACCAAGCCGCCTGTTTGAACGCCGCTGTTAGCTTGATCCATTCGGCGCGATCTAGCTGATTAGGATCGACTTTCGATAGCGCATATTTCGCCCATTCGAACGACGGCGCCGCAAGCCCTGCCGCACCTAGCTCAACCGTATCAGCACCACCGCCAGCCGCTTGCACACTCGCCAGCGGCCATTCGATTTGACCTAAGCTGTAGCGCTTGCCCGAGCCCGCGACATATTGCACGATTACCGGCGACGCCGGAACCTTCATATGCATTGAACCCGGAACACGCATAACGCGCGGCGGATCAATGACGGACGGATCGGAATTCCAGCGCGTCACTAACTTGCGCTGTAGCTGTTCGTATCGAGCGTTATCGGAATAACGTTCCATAAGCCAGTAAGCATGATACTTGCCAGCGCTGGAAACCACAAAGAAACTAGGCGGCAAATCCCATTGCCCGAGCGCCCGCCATGTCGTCCAATCCGCATCGCTATCAACATCAACGATATGTGCGCGGATCGCCGTGACGTTCTCAGTAAGCGCCCCGCGCCCGTCCGTCTCATTGACGACGATAAACACGCCATAGCCAGCGGCGTTATACTGATCGAGCGAACCGACAACCTGTTCAAACGTTCCGCGCAACGATACGCCAGCACGGGACCGATCAACATCATGGATCAAGCGCCAGTCATAGACCGTATCGCGACCGGCAAGCGCGTCTAGAAATGCAATAGTATGATCAATATGCATGGAGTACCGCCCATGCATCAACGTCGGACGGCTTCCAGCGGATAACGCGCGGATTGATCGTCACGGGTTTAGGAAACCCGTTAAATTTCATCCAACGATAAATGGTTTGTCGTTTAACGCGAAATCGCGTCGTCAAATCGCCGATCCGCAACGTTGCTTCCGCAACGTCCGTTTCGCTAACCACTGATAACATATGGGGTTTCCCGCTACCTGTCCCGAGCGATACGATAACCCCCGCTGATTTGGCAATGTTACAATCTTGACAATAGTGACAAAAACCGCTTGACACCTCGCAAGCCTAGAGCGACAAGGGCGACGCATCCGGTAAGGGGTTGCGCCAAGACGCATCCGTAAGGGGTTGCGCCAAGCCGCCCGGATCATCGGTCCGGGCGGTACTTAACGGAGGAATGATTGAGCGGCATACCTGATCCGAACGAACTAGCGAAAATCCGCGAGATACTTGACGCGGCTGATCGGGACGAACGTTTAGAATACGGTCGCATAGAAAAAGGCGATCATTTCATAATCATCACCAGCGGCAAAGCCGGACGCATTCTCGATATCGAAACTGTCGACAAACACGGTCAGCCCGTTTTCATTCTATCGAGCCCCGATCCCATCGAACCCCTGCGCTTCGAACCGCGCGAGAAACCATCCCATAAACGCACACCGCTAGAGCGCTTCCAGCAATCGCAAGCCGCTCGCGCTGGCAACATTCGGAAGTATCGGAAATGAAAGCTTTGCTTCTGCAAATCCTGCGCAATCAAAGCGTCATTCTAGACGGTATGACGCAATTGCTAATCCATAACGGCAAACCCGTCGTCGGTAACAGCGAATGCCGTCAAGCCGCGCTCGAAACGAAAAAGCTATTGGAGCGGTTTAAATGACTAACCGCCGCGCATTCCTGCTAGGTCTAGGTGCAACGCTCGCCGCGCCTGCCGTCGTCCGCGCTGATAATATCATGCGGATCGCAGCGCCGCGTCTGATCGTGCTACCAGTGGCGGGAACCATTCTCCCATTCGTTCAACCAAACGGCTTTGTCGTTTACAAGATGTTCACGGGTTCCGAATGGCTTTTAGCGCGTGGGCAAGCGCTCTTGCGTATGCATTATCCGGAACTTGGAAAAGCGCTGACCGGCAAAGATGGGCATATCGCCGAAGCGTTCCGTATGCCTGATCTTCGCGGAAGGCTTTACGACATTCTAGAGGAACCGAAATGAAAGAATGGATCACCGTTCAAGATGATATCGACATTATGCATTTGTCGGATGGATCAACCATCTTTCTGATCAAGACCGACTTCGGTTTCGAACCGAACCGTTCGCTCGACGGATCAACCATGTCGCCGATGTTCGACGTATCGTTTGAATTCCGCGCCGGGGCGATGGAAGCCGTTCGCCGCTGGCTCGAAACGAACCAACTCGTAACGGTTCCATCGGATGAACAGCGTGCGCAACCATGGCACGAATGGGGCGGCGAGAATACCGCCAGTAAAATTCAATGGGATCATTCCTATCGCGAGAAATACGAAAGCAAGCCGACGCGTGTCGTATCCCATGCCGACGCTGCCAGTAACGATACGGGTTTTGACAATGGTCGCGACCATCCGCCAGCCGCCCCGGCATTCGATCCGCTCGCGCTCGCTCAATCCCTCAACGCGCAAATATTCGACCCGCTGGCGTTTGCCAAGTCGCTTGGAAAGCTGAACCCGGAATGAACGCAATCGTCGGCCTATTCATGCGCGGTCATCGCGGTAACCCGAACCCGTTGACCGGGAACCAATATCTCGGTTGGTCGCTCGCGATCATCGTCCTGACACTCGCCGCCGTGATCATCTGGCGCGACCTGACGACGTTCGCATTGCTTGGCGGGCTTGTCGCTCTGATCCGTCTATCATGGCGGTATTGGTAACATGGCAACCCCACCGCCCGGATCGCCGCTATGGGACGACTTGCGCCGCAGGTTCGCAGAAGGCGGCAAAATTGATCTACATAAGCCGTTCGATTACATCGGCGCATTTGACCTAGCCAGACCCGGCGCCGATAGAACGTCGTTCGCCCGGTTCACTTGGCCGATCCGCAAAGCGCCAATATCACCCGACATGGCGACCATGCTCGACGATCTAGGGATCGAGCAAGCCCCGCGCCGCGCTCGCAGGCCAACGATCATCAGTATTACCGACGTGAGAATTAGCCGTTCGCTATGATCCAACACGTTCGCATCGTCGGTTGCGGCGGGCGCTCGCTCAACCCTTACAAGGTGCGCGACTGGCTCGCGTCGCGTCTGACGTTCGAACTCGACCGGCTGTTCGGCGCCGGGCAATGGGAGATTGCCGTTCTAGCCGAAGGGAACCAAACGGGCGGCGATGAAGGGTGCGGGCTTTACGCCGACGAATATTTGCCAGCCGGACGCCATGCGCAGATTGAAGCGAATTGGCTAATGTTCGGTAATGACGCCGGACCGATCCGCAATCGTGATATGTTCAACCGTATCCGTCCGAACGTTCTAATCGCCTTCCCCGGTCAATACGGAACCGGCGACATGCTAACATTGATCGAAGAATACAATTCTTGCAACCCGCCTCAACCCGTCCATATCATCAAACCCCAAGGGGTCTTTAAGTGAGATATCTGAACATCGCTCGCGCCTGTCGTTTGATTGCACTCGATAATGGCGGTATTAATCGCGACCGCTCGATTGAAAAGCAATTCAAGCAATTCACACGCTGGCTAAAACGCCAACCGGAAAGCGACGACATTCTTTTCGCAATCGATGAATGGTTAGACGGATTGTCTCGCGACGATCTGGAAACCGTTTGTTGCGGCGAGCATACGGAAGGGCAAGCGATCCTAGCGAGCGCGCCGCCGTTTACCGATGATCTTCTAAACCGCTACTTCGATGAAGTCTGCTAACCACTGAGGGAACCCCTACCATGCCGAAAATCGATAACGCCGTTCTAACCATGCTGTCCGCTCTGAACGCATCACATGAAGTGACCGACACCATTGCGCCAGTTCTAAGCGGCGCCCTGACCGACCTTCACCGGATCGCCGACGCGCTCGAAAAGATGACAACTCCGCAAGTGACGATCAACAAATATGCGCCGGTAACTGTCACCGTCGACAACCCCGGAGCGGTATTCGCTGATAACGAACCGCTCGAAAGCCAAGTTCAACGGCTCGCGACGCATATCGTTTCGCTGGATATCGGCGAGCCGTCGCAGTCTCAAGGCGCTATCGATACCGCGATCCGACTTCTGACCGAACTGAAAGAACGTCGGAATACGCCATTGCCGCTCGGTTCCGCCGACGATTTCGCCGCATGGCTGACCGTCCAACCGGAAATGATCAAAGTCGGCGCGTCCGAACCGGTTTATCCCATGTTCGACGCTCTGAAAAAATACCAGTCAATTAAGCAGTTGACACCCGACGCCAAATCACCTAGCTAACAGAGGCGCAATCCCGCGCCGAATGGAGGATCAGATTAACAAAACTGATACCAAGGAACTCCGCGAAGCTCTTTCGAAGATCGAAGAAATTTATTCGACCATCGAAACAATGGCTCAGGAATATCGCGACAAGTTCGACGAACGTTCCGACCGCTGGCAAGAAACCGAGAAGGGGGAAGCTGCAAGCGAAGAATGTGACAACCTTGACGCACTTCGCGACGCGCTCGATAGCGCTAAGGAAGCGTTCGGGAACTTCGAACTCGACTAATCCGCCACGCGAGCCGGGGCGCTATCCCCGGCAACCCTTCCAATGGAGGAACTATTGCCAGAACTGACCGAATTCCAAGCCGCCCAACTCGCCGAACTGAACGACGTTTCGAGCGTGATCCATGATTGGTTCGCCGAAGAATGTCGGACGCGTTCATTCGCCGACGTGCGAAATCAGCTAGTGCGTTGCCTCGATATCGTCGAACGGAACGAACCGATCCCGCGCACCCCGCACCCGTCGGAAACCGAAACGCCGTCCGTCGCGCCGCTTCCCGAGGGATATGCTAGGACGCATCGCAAAGCCGTCGCGCAAGGCGGTATCGAATGGCGCGCGTATAAAACACGTCACGGGATCGGTTCGTTCAAATGGGTCGCGGAAATTCCAACTCATTTCATCACAATCCACCGCAACCATAGCGGGAGCACGTATTCGGCGTACATCGACAAAGCCTTGATCGGCGAACGTTACCGGTCCGAATATACCGCAATGGAGGGCGCTGCGAAAGCCTACAAAGCGCTCTGACCGTCTCACCGCCGCCACGGATTGCGCCGTGGCGGTATTCGGACGATTAGAAAGGATAATCCGACATGCCTAAGCCTATCCGCAAATATTCAACCCACGATCTTGAAATTCTCGCCGGTCGCGGCAATTCGAAAGCGTTTGGCGAACTGATCAAGCGCGCGACCATCGAAGGCGCCCGCCGCTCGCGCAAGAGCGCCGACGATCTGACCGATCAGACGCGGTTTTTCGCACGCCGGTTCACGCCCGATCCCGAGCGCACCGGGCCGCGCCACAAGAGCCCGTCCGAATTGCGCCGGGACGCTCGCCGCGCTGCCGTCAGCGTGCCCCTTGCGTAACTTCATCGAAGGCGCTGGCGTCTTTCTGATCACGCAAACCGTCGTCGATAATTTCGGCACGATCTGCTTTTGGTTCGGACGCGTCTATGTCGCAATGGTAATTATTGCCGGTGCGATATGAACGCCATCCTTAAACAAATGCAATCGAGCATTCCCGTCCGATTGCCGCCACGCCTTCAACCGCTCAACCCGCCACGTCCCGCACGCTCGCCCGACGCGTGCCAGATGCAAGAGGATATCAACCGTGTTCAGATGCATGATGTTCGGACATAACGTTCCGATCAACGAATATCGCGAAATATCGCTCGGCACTTACGATAACATCGGCACGTTGCACGGCGCTGTTACGGCACGTTGTCAACGTTGCGGCGAACGCGTCACCGTCGCGCGCGTTCATCTGAACAGCGCCGCGATCATGGATTTTATGGCGAAATATTCGCCGGAAGATTTCCAGAACGCTCTAGACCGAAAGGCACGCGTAAATGCAAATCAATCTAGTCGATAGGAACCATGATTTAGCGCTAGCTTGGGCACAGGCGCTGCCGATTAATCAAACTCCATATCGTCACCTACAAACAGAATGGCGCCTTCCAATCCGTCGCGCCGTCGAACCTGTCGGACGGCTGAAATTACCGACACCGATAGGTACATAATGCCGTATCATTCGATCCGCGTTCACTTCGGCGATATCTTCGATTTGCCATGCGACGCATACGTTAGCCCGGCGAATTCGTTTGGCGATATGCCGCCAGTGCGCGGCGGGATCGATAGCGTCTATGTGAACCGCTTTCCCGGTATCGACAAAGCCATTCAACATCGGATCGTTAACAAGTTCGACGGCGAATTACTAGTCGGTCAAGCGTTCGTTCTGAAACCGTTGATCGTTGCGCCGACAATGCGCGTCCCGGCGCCGATCCATGATCCAACCGACGTTTATCTTTCAACCCGAGCCGCGATTCGAGCCGCCTTGAATGCTGGCGTCGAAACTGTCAACATGCCCGGCATGGGAACCCTTACTGGTCAGGTTCCGCCACATATCGCCGCGCGCTACATGATCCAAGGGATCAAACACGCGCTCAACCCCGAACCCTTCCCTGCAACCCGGATACTGGAATGAACATCGAAGCTCTTTTGCCGTGGCAACCTGTCAGCGCTGCTAGCGGCTTTACCAAACTCGACGTTGAACTTGTAATCGACGACACGTTCGGCAAGCTGACCGTTCGCCGTCAGACGCCGCGCGAGCCGCAGCATACTAATTTCGCCGTCTATCATAACGACACGCGTATTTCCGGCTTGACACATACCAAGCGACCGGACGCACTCGCCGAAGCGGAACGCTATTTCTACGCGCAACCGCAATTCGCCAAATCCAATAATGCCGTTCTACTGAACGTTGCTATTCAAAACGGGCGGGATGCCTGCCGGGCCGGTAAATCGATCTATGACAATCCGAACCAACGGCAGAGCGTCGATCATAACCATTGGGCGTCGGGCTGGATGCAAGAGGCGTTCAAAGAGCCAATGGCAAAGATGCAAGCCGCGCTCGAAAGCTCGCTGTCGGCTGGCGTGACTGCCACAACCCGAGCGAATACGCAGCTAGAGGAAGATTTGCGCATTACGACAAGTCGCCTAGCCGCGTTTGCCGTCGTCGGCGAATTCATGGATAAGCTGAACGATACCGCCGCCGCCGATTTCTTCCGCGACTTCCGATCCGGCGACGTTGACCTAATGTCGAAGAAATGGCCCGGTTGGTCAGACTTCTTGTTCAAAAAGAAATTAGGCCCGCCTATTGACAACGCCGATCCGCCCGCCTAAATAGACAGTATCAACAGCGAGGTTTTCAAATGATCGGTTGCACCTGTTCAGAGCGTCAGCTAGCGGCGGTTGGTTGCGAATGCATCGAAATGATTGTCGCTTACTGGCCGAAAGGCTATCCGTCGGAAGCCGGTCCGTCCTATGCATACATGGGACATAACGCCGATTTCCGCGCTGAAATCTGCAAACTCGCCGGACCGGTCGCAACGATCTTACACGTCACCGAACGCAAACCGATCCGCCCCGTCGAAACTTTCAGCCGCGAATACATTCGCGAAATGTTAATAGGAGGATAAAATCGCAGTCACTTACGAATGGGATATCGAGATATTTGACCCGGCAACGGGCGATATCATCGATCACAATTTCGCCGACCGTTTGTCGGAATTCGGCCATTCCAGCAAAGCGCTCGCAATGAATGAACGGCTAGTTCTCGTCCGTGACGACGACGCCGGGCGTTCATGGGCGTATGTCAAAGACGGCAAATTGCCCGATTTCTTTTCCATCCCGGAAGCTGACGGCAATGAATATGAAACCGCCGTCGCCGTGCCCGTCCGGTTCGAACTCGAATTCAAGAGGTTTTCGAAATGACCGACTATCAGGCTCTAACCCGCGCCGGTTATACTCCAATGGCAGCGGCGCAAATCGTCAAAGACGCCAAAGCAGGCGACGCTTTAATGGGCGTCAAAAATATGCATACTGTCAAACATATGCGCCGCTTTTGGAACGACCGTTACGGAAGGGATATTTGGTATGTCGACTAACGGCGCTTGTCCGAACTGCCATTCGAGCAACTATCGCCAGAACCCACGAACATATGTCGGAAACGAATGTCTGACGTGCGGCTATACGGGACCGGTTGCCGATTTCCACAAGCCAGCGCCGCCGCCCGGCTCGATCATCCCGCGCATGGGCGACAAGCGCGAGCGCTACACGGGCCGCGAGCTAGAGAACGGCGTTCCAGCCGTGCGCCGCGACCGAATGTATTGGCTGGATTAATCCGCCAGCGTTGCGAGATATTCCGCCCGTTGCGCCGCAGTAAATTCGCGCACGCTCTTATGTCGGTCGACGATCAGCCGGGCGACAGCAACCTTATCATCCCGTTTGATCGCGGCGAATGCGACACGCTCGCGAAGCTTATCGAGTGTTTGGTAATGATAGAAGATCACCGGACCGCTTAGACCGGTCCCATGCATTAACTCTGCCGTTGTGATCCGCGCGAGCCCGCCGCGCTTCAACAGCTTCAAACCCTGCGTTATGATCAGCGCTCGCGTTCCGTCGCCTTTGCTGCGTTTTGTCATCGCCCGATGATCCTTCGATATTCGTCGACCGAACGCGCGAACCCGGCATATCCGCCATGTCGCCGCACTAGCTCGATATAGTTCAGTTGCGCTTGCCCACGATGATCGCCCGGCGTCAAGTGCCAATCGGACGGCTTGCACTCGATAGCAGTGAATACGCCGACGACGCGACCGATCATGTTCGGCATGATCAGAACCGGCGTAACCCCGATTAAATCGCTCGATTTCATCACGTCGTTTAGTTGCTTGCTATCGTTCCCGAGCCCGAACCGAACCCAACGCCCGACGCTATGTTGAAATGCCCCCGAATTGTTCCTCCACAACGGCGCGTCCAATGCGCCAGCATCGGCCCGGATCAACGCTTGTGCTTCGCTTTCGTATTCGCTCATTTGTGAACCTTTCTGCAATCGATCAGACCGCCGTCTAGAATGCTGATCCGAAGATATGCCGCGCCCCATTGCAACCGGTATTGATCGCGCCGAAACTCGATATTGAGACACCGGAAAACCTCGCGAACGATCCGATCATTGCTAGACCCGTGTCGAACGTCGATATTGAATTCTTTGAACAGCGTTCTAACCGATAAGTCTTGAACCGATATTTTCCAGCGCTCTAAAGTCAACCGCCGCGCCTCTGTTTTGGCGATGTATGCTAAGCCAGCCATTCGCGCACCATTGCATCTAGTTTGTCCATATCGACACGCGGCAACCCGAGCGCGCTAACAACGTCAACGCCACCTGTCCCGTGATAGAACCGCCGATGAATTTCGCTATCTTCGCGCCCTAGTGAGCGCTGATAACCAGCCCAAAGCGCAATTGTATCGCTAAGCCGCCGCTGCGCTTCAATGCGCTCGATCTGTCGGTTCACCTGACCAACAACAGCGCCGTTAGGCAATCGACCGCCTGCAAGCCGTGCTGCAATCTGACCCGGATCAACCAATTGCGCCGCCTTGCGCATGGCGTTCAAAACGTTCGCATCGAGCAACATCAAATCGCCGTCGACTTCCTGAACACTGCGACCGCCGCCAGCCGGGACCGGAACAAATCCGCAGTATGGGCAAGATCGAAGCTCGCCGGGATAGGATCGCAGGCAAGCCGCATTCCGACACGTCTTAACCGGAATATCTTCGGGATCGCGCATCCGACGCGCTCGCTTGTCGCGCCGATCCAGCGACCAGAACCGCGTTTTATCCGGCAAGCCGTGGCGCTTCACATTCGAGACTAAATCGATCACCAATCCGATTGTTTTGCCCGATAGGGTTCGCAAGGCTCGCCCGAACTGTTGCAGATAGACCGCGAGCGACGCCGTAGGGCGTGCCATAATCACACATTCAATCGCCGGTAAGTCGAAACCCTCGCCGAATAGATCGACGTTGACCAATACGCGGATTTCACCGCGTCGGAACCTGCGCAGATATTCGACGCGAACCGCATCGTCTGTTTTGGCGGATATCGAAACCGCCGCAATCCCTGCCGCGTTGAACGCTTCTGCCGTCTCGCGCGCCGTTTCAACGTCAATCGCAAAGACGACACAAAGCTTGCCATTCGCAAATTTGATATACTGTTCTACAGCGTCGCCGACGATATGCGACCGCTTGGCTTCCTCGCGCATTTGCTTTTGCGAGAAATCGCCCGTGTCCGTGATCTTAAGGTTCGAAACGTCGAAATCGGATTGTGGAACGACAATCGAATAATCAGTAAGATATCCAGCGTCGATTAGCTCGCGCATCGTCGGACCGATAACCATCCGATCAAATACGCCGTCGTTATCACGCCCGAGCCCTCGACCGTCCGCACGCTCTGGCGTCGCCGTCACTCCGAGCCCAAACGCATTGGGGAACATCGCCGCAGCGATCCCCCATTTGTTCGTTTGCAAAACATGGTGCGCTTCATCAATCATCCAATGACCGACTTGCGCGCACCACGGCGCTAACTGATCTTTCCGACTAACGAGAGTGTCGACGCCGACGACGGCAGTTCGCGCGTTCGGATCGATGAACGACCGTCCGAATTCTTCGCGATGTAACGCCGTTATAAAACCGATCACCGGACGCGGCGCAATGATCCTATGTTTCACTGCCGCGCGTCCGACGTGCAAAGATAGCTGACCGACCAATTCTTGCCGGTGCGCAATGACGGCGCTGTTCGTATTGAGCCGCGTGAAGTCGCCAACGATATCAGACGCGATAACAGACTTACCGCCGCCAGTCGGCAGAACCGCCAACACGTTACGAACGCCCGGCTCTTGCCATGCGGTATAGACGTTGTTTTTAAGTGTCGCCTGATCGGCTCTAAGCGTGATCAATCCGAAACCTGACCAAGCGGAACGAGAACTAGAATGCCGTAATGTTCGTTACCGTTGTTTCCCGGCCCTTGTAATCCCGATCCTGCCCATGCCGGATCATGGATTTCATACCGACCGCAACAGACCGTTGCGTGATTTTCACCGCGTGAATTCGTTCCAATCATCACATAGTAAAGATCGGGATTGTTGAACGCGACGACTTCGCGAGCGTCGGCAGGCGATCCAATATCGCCATGAACGCCGAAGAATGCATAAGCCAAACCGCGACCGGCGAGCCACTTGCGCAACCGCGAATAAGCGTCGCCTAGATTTTCGCGATCCTCCATGAAATGCGGCACGTCGTCCGGGCGCTCGCAATCAAGCAAGCAAGCGATTGCCGTTCTAAAACAGTCATCCGGTCCCGTCTGCTTAAGCGCTCGCATGGCTGATCCATTTCGGCAGTTCGGCGGGCGTATCTGTTTCAGGGTCTTGCACCATGAACACCCCAAGCCAATTTGGATCGGCGATATCTCGCGCGATCACCGGTCGCGATTTATCGAAATGCTGTTGCAGAACGATGAACCCGGACGGCGACGATTTAACAAGCCGGTTGATTTGCTCGCCGTCGAACATCACACCCCCGAGCGATTTCTTTGGAAGGAACGTCGGGACCGCTTTGCGCCAGTCGACATAATCTTGCGACGATATAGACATTTCAGTAAAGCCGAACGTCGTTTTAGCGACTAGGTTCGCAACGGTAATCACACCGTTATAAGGTGCCTCTTGCCCGCACCGCTCTAACAACGTCGGCGTAATCCCGATATTGAACATAGCGTCGGGTTCGTCCGTATCGCCGAGATTTTCAATCGCCATTATGTGACCGTTCGCGGCGATTGCTAGTTTCGTCCGATTTTCGATTTCGATCCGGACGCACGCTAGCGCGGGACGCGGCGCGATATTTCCGGTTACGTCTGTCGGGCGAAAAGCGCAGTGCGAGAGCCGTTGAAAAACGGCGCAAGGGATAGAGATTGACATGGGGCGCGCGATCCTTAAAACTGAGTAACTGATAAAATTTGCTTGCGTCTCTTGTCAAGCTGTTTTAGAACACCGGTCCCGCTTCACTCCGAAAGGAAATCCAATCCCATGAAATTTCATCTGACTATCGAAGGCGACAGCACCGTTGCCGCCGACATGCGCATTCTTCGCGAAATCTCAGCCATCTTAAATTCAGGCGTATCGAGCGGCGCCGTGGCAACCGCATCACCCGCACCAGCGATCAGCGCACCGGTTCCGATGCCATTGCCGCCCGCCGCCACAACCGAAGCCGACGACGACAGCGGCCCGGTTCAACCGGTCGCACCCGGTGAAGTCGACCGCAACGGTTTGCCTTGGGACGAACGCATTCATGCGTCAACCCGAGCAAAGAACGCCGATGGATCATGGCGCGCGAAACGCGGCGTCGATCAGACACTAGTCGTCGCCGTCGAACAAGAATTGCGTTCGCGTGCGCCGGTTCCCGTTGCACCGCAACCCGCACCGATGCCGATCCAGCCGCCAGTTCCGGCGCCGATCCCGATGCCCGTCGCACCGCAACCCGCACCGATGCCGATCCAGCCGCCCGCACCTGTCGCCGCCGCACCGGTTCCAATGCCGGTTATGCCCGCGCCGGTCCCGGTCGCACCCCCGGCGCCTGTCGCACCGCCGCCCCCGCCTGCCTCTGATACCGTCGTCGTCGACTTTACGTTCGTTATGAACGCGATCAATCGCGGGATGACGGCGAACCCGCCGTTGATCGACGTGAATTATCTCGGTCAGCTTGCCGCGCATCTGCAAATCACCGATCTCACCCAGTTGAACGGCGACAACGCGAAGTGCTGGCAGGCATACGAAAAGATTGCTCAGGATGGGCGTTACGTCGCATGACGAAAACGATAATCACCGCAGACGAATTACCGCGCGTAATGGCCTGCGTTGGTTCGCTGGCGATGGACAGGCCGGAAGGCTTGCCCGTCGCCGAGCAATCGGACGCCGCTCGCGAGGGAACCGCCTGTCATTGGCTATTGAGCAACGTTCTAACGGGCGTGTTCCCGACGCCATTCGAGCGCGTCGGCAAGCAATCGCCGGGCGGAATATTCATCACGTCCGACATGGCGGAATGGGTTGATGAAGTTGTTAGCGCTGCAAACCGCACGTTCGCAACGATGCCAATCGCACACGTCGAATATAACACTGATTTTAGCGTCAATCCGAACGTCGAAATTCACGGTCGCGCCGATATCATCGTTTGGGATGAATTCACCGCTACTCTGTATATCGACGACGCGAAATTCGGCTGGCGGTATGTTGAACCCGATGAAAATTGGACGCTGATCGCACACGCTATCGGCTACGTCAGTTTGCACCGGATCGCGCCGCGTCGGATTGTTTTCACGATCCATCAACCGCAACCGTTTCACCCGCTCGGAATGTCGCGCCCTTGGGAAATAAGCGGCGATCAGTTGCAAGAATACCTGATTGACCTACAGACAAAGCTTGCCGTCCCGAGCAACGTTCTAACGACCGGTCCGCAGTGCGACACTTGCCCGGCTCGCTTCCATTGTCCCGCCGCTCGCGAAGCGGGCATGAACGCAATCGATATGTCTTATGAAGGCGTGATCGTCGATCAACTCGATAACGACGCGCTCGGACACACGTTGACAGCCATTGATCGCGCGATAGATCATCTGGAAACCATGCGCGACGCCTATAAGGAAATGGCAACGCATCGCGTAAAGAACGGCGCTATTGTCGGCGACGGTTGGGTTTTGGAAAACCATTATGGAAAGCGCAAGTTCCCCGCGTCGCTGACACCCGGTGCGCTCGAAATGCTGACCGGCGTTCCAGCCGACAAGCTGACCGAACCCGCTAAACTCGTTTCACCGGCTCGCGCTGAAAAAGCTGGCGCGTCCGAAACGACTATCAACCTATTCGCTAAAGCGCCGTATCTAGGGGTTAAACTAGTGCGTCGCGATATCGATAAAATCGCGAAAAAACTGCTAACCTAGAAAGGGGTTACAATGGCGGAAATTACTAGCGGCGTTGGGCGCATCGTTTGGGGTCACCCCCTGAAAGGTCGCGGCAAAACCAACCAGCAAAAACAGCCGGTAATGAAAGACGGCAAACAAGTCATTCAATGGGCGTTCGGCGTCGCCTTCCCAAAGAATGAATTCGGCGGCGTATGGCAAATCATGCAACAGCAAGCCATGACGCTATTTCCGAGCGGTCAGTTCCCGCCCGGTTTCGCATGGAAGTATGACGACGGCGACGGGATCGACAGCAAGGGACAATCGTTCGCCAATCGCGAAGGCTATAAAGGTTGCATCGTTCTCGCGATTTCGACGGAAGCGTTCGCCCCGCGTGTCGTCCGGCTCGTCAACGGCGCTTATGTTCAGGTTGCCGAAAACGAAATCAAAACGGGCGATTTCGTGCGCGTCGGTTTGGATATCAAGCCGCACGGACCGAACCCGCAGGCGCCCGGATCGCAAGCCGGTCTTTACGTCAATCCGACGCTTGTCGAATTCGTCGGCCAAGGTGACGAAATCGTCAGCGGCGCCGATCCGACTTCCGTATTCGGCGGACAGAACGTCGCTCTACCGCCCGGCGCCCGTCCTATCGGATCGATGCCACCCGCCAGCGCTGCGCCTCTGCCGATCCCGAGCGCCGCACCGGCTCCGATGCCGATGCCAGCGCCCGCCCCGATGGCGCCGCCGATGGCAATGGTTCCGGGAAACCCTCCGGCGCCCGTCATGCCTGCGCCCGTTGCGGCGCCCCCTATGGCGCCCCCTGCCGCGCCCCCGACTATAATGCCCGGTGGTTTCGTTCCGCCGATTGCCTCCCCTTCTAATCCGATGCCAGCGCCAGCCTATGCGCCCGCCCCGGATTTCGTTCAGGCGGCAATACAGACGCCGCCGCCAGCACCCGTTGCACCGGTTAAACAGCAATGGGCGTTGCCAATGGGATCGGCAATCCCGCAGGGTTATCGCCACGTTGCAAATAATCCCGACGGGTCTATGGTTATCGAACTCGCTTAGCCCGGCTCAACACGGATTAAGCGAAAGGGGCGCACCGGTTGTTTGACGCCAGCCGGTGCGCCTATTCATTCAAGCGGCGGATTTGAATGCTAGGCGTAACTTACGATATCGAGACATTTCCAAACTGCTTCACCTGTTCGGCTTGCTCGACCGGCAATCCGTCCGATATGTTTACTTGGGAAATCTCATTCCGCCGTGACGATAGAACGGCGTTTTTCCAATGGCTCGATTGGCTCGCTTTGAACCAACTCGACATGACAGGTTTTAACAACCTGAATTTCGACTATCCGATCTTACACGCTATGTTCATGGATCGATGGATTACCGTCGAACAAATCTATGCGCTCGCGCAACAAATAATAGCATCGTCCAACGATGAAAAATTCAGCCGCTTTTCAATCTGGCAATCGGACCGCTTCGCGCCGCAGATAGACCTATATAAAATCCATCACTTCGATAACCAAGCGAAACGCACGTCGCTTAAAGCGCTGCAATTCGCCATGCGCTCGCCGAGCATCGAAGATATGCCGGTTCAGGTCGGCACGTATCTAACAAACGAGCAAATCGACCAGTATCTAATACCATACAACCGCCATGACGTTCTAGAAACGGACCGGTTCGCGATCATATCGAAACCGAATATCGAATTCCGTCGCGAACTGCGCACCATCGTCAAGGGCGACGTGCTGAACTTCAATGATACGAAGATCGGCAAACAGCTTATCGAGCAGCGGCTAGGCGAACAGCTTTGTTACAAGCGCGAGAACGGGCGGAAAGTTCCGAACCAAACATGGCGCAACGAAATCCGCCTCGCCGATATCATCTTTCCGTATATCACGTTTTACCACGCCGAATTTAACCGCGTTCTAGAATTCTTTCGTGGTCAGACCGTCGAAGGAACTAAGGGCGTATTCACTGACGTAACCGCGACGATCAACGGGTTCACGTTCTCATTTGGCACTGGCGGAATTCACGGATCGGTCAGCGCCCGGCGCGTGATCGCCGACGATCAGTTCGTTATCGAAGATATCGACGTTGCGGCGCTCTATCCATCGATAGCAATCGAGAACGGTCTATATCCCGCGCACCTTGGACAAACCTTTGTGAACGTTTATCGCGGCGTCCGGGACGAACGTAAGAAATACGCCAAGGGAACTGTTATGAACGGCGCTCTAAAACTTTCCGCGAATGGCGCTTATGGCGACAGCGGATCGCAATATTCACCGCTCTATGATCCGCAGTTTCTTTTGTCGATCACACTGAACGGTCAATTGCTGCTTTGTATGCTCGCGGATCGGCTTATGTTGGTCCCAACAATCGAGCTAATCCAAATCAACACGGACGGCATAACGTACCGCATCCATCGCAACTATGTTGATCAGGCTCGCGCGATCTGCAAGCAATGGGAAACCGCAACGCGCCTTGTGCTGGAATATGCGGAATACTCGCGCATGTTCATTCGCGACGTAAACAACTACGCCGCCGAAACGCCCAAGGGAAAGCGCAAACTGAAAGGCGCTTACTGGTATCCAAAGGATTACGAAAAGGATATCAGCGAAGCGAGCCCGAGCGCATGGTATAAAGATCATAGCTCTTACGTGATCCAGCGCGCTGCCGAAATGGCGCTATTCAACGGCGTTGATCCGGCGATATTCATCGCCATGCACCGCGAGCCGTTCGATTTCATGTTGCGAGCCAAAGCGCCGTCCGGTTCAAAGGTCTATATCGGCAATCGTCCGATGCAACGAATTACGCGCTACTATGTCGCCAAGCAAGGCGAACCAATGGTCAAGCGCTCGCCACCTGTCGCTGGCGCCACGCCCGGCGATTGGAAGCGCAAAAGCAAGATTAGCGACGGCGAATATTACGCCGTTCTACATTCCATACCAACCGGTCAATGGGACGCGCGCATTCACACGGCGAATAAGAGCAAATACGACGACCGCGAAATGGCTTTTCAAGCCGGATGGAACGTCGTAGAATGCAACCGCGCCGATCAATTCGATTGGTCGAACGTCAATCATCAATTCTATATAGAGGAAGCTAGAAAGCTGATCATAAAATGAACCTGTTACCTCAGAGCGTGCGACGGTTCATTAGCCGTTTACCGTTACCGCCAGAACTGCAATACGACGGACAGGATTTAGCGACTGCCGTCGACCGCGTAAACGCCAAGCCGCGCACGTTCGACGACGGTGAACCGCTATCCCGAGAACTACGCGCCGCGCTCGCGCCTAAGCGTATGCTGATCGAACCAACGTCACCGCCGCCCGCGTCCGAGCGCGAGCTATTAGCCGCCGTCGATAATGCTATCAATTCCGAAAGGGGAACCGCCGTGTCTGACGAACTCGCATTGCCGCCGATCACCGCTCTATCAGGGATCAACGAACATCGTATTTTGGCGCAACAAATGATCGAAGAATTCGACAAGATGGATAACGCCAATCGCACCGCGCTCGCCGATGAAAATCGCCGTCATACCGACGCCGTTGAAGCTGAAACCAAACGTCACCGCGAAATGACGGACGCCGAAGATCAGGCGCATAACGAACGCGTCCGGGAACTACGCACTCAAAGCGACGAATTGGCGAGCAAGCGCGCCGGATATCAAGCCTTGCTGAAAACGCTCGATCCGCCGCCGACGCCGGTTTCAGGCGGAATAATTACTCAACAACCTGCAAGCGGCAGTGACGGACCGGAAACATTCGCGCGGGCGATTGGCTTGCATCCTGACACGTTCAAATCTGAGGAACAAAAGGCCGTCGAACGCGCCGCTGCGCCGACGCCAGCCGGGGCGCTTGCCAACGATCACGGGACTGATCCGGAATGATCTACGTCGACGATGTTCGCCATAATTTCCGGCGCATGGTAATGTGTCATTTATGGACGGATGGCGATATTTCCGAATTACACGATTTCGCGGCGCGTCTAGGATTGCGCCGCGAATGGTTCCAGTGCCCGCCCGCTGCGTCATGGGAGCATTACGACGTTACTTTGAGCGTCAAGGCTAAGGCGCTCGCCGCTGGCGCGATCCTTACCGACAAATACGGGCCGCTTTGGACGATCCATAGCCGCACGGTCAGAAATTACCGCACTGCCGATCACGATAATTTAGCCAGCGCTATTCATTGGCTGGAGTTAATCGCCGATCTTCGAAAATAATTCAAAACGCCTATTGACCCGGCTGATTAACCGGCTTATATCTCTGTTCATTGAAACGGAGTTTCCGCCATGTCCAACCGCAAAGTTCATATCCGTGCTAACAAGCTGACCGGCACGAACGCGCCCAAGGCGCTTTGTGCGTCGCGCCAGATTGGCAACGGTTTGGTAATTTACAACGGTCGCAATACCTACGCGAACATGGGATCGGAAATTGTCAGCATCCGCGACGCCGCGAAACTTCCCCGCGAAACGGTTTGCGCTCACTGCGAAGTGATCGCCCTCGAACGTCGCAACGCCGAACGCAAAGCCAATGGCAAGGCACCTGTCGCCGACTGGCGCGAAGGTTTCACCGAATAACCAACTCCAAGCGAGCCGGGGCGCTCAATCCCCGGCAGAAAGGTTTCTAGAATGTCGCAGGATCGTTCCACCGCCGCCGAATTCGAAAGCTTGGTTCATGCCGCCGACGCGTCGTTCGCCGAACTGGCGCGCGAGCATGATCACCTGATCGAAACGGCTGTTACTCATTACTCCGAAAACGCCAAGTCGACGAACGCGAGCGAAGTCGTCAAGGGCGAACATGCGAGCCGCCACGCCGCCATTATCAAAGCGATCATGGCATTTCGTTTTCCGGAAGCGACTGCCGCATGGTTCAACGAATGAAACGGATCATCACAATCGACGGGACGCGCTGGCTCTGTGACGCCGTGTCTCGTCAAGCCGCCCTCGACGAAATCGCAATGGCGCGCGTTACCGGCAGTGTCGGCAGTCAATCGGTAATTTGTCGACCCGGCGAGCCGCCCGATTTAATTGCCAAGGTTCATCGCATCAACCCCGATTATTCAGAGGTTCAACCATCGTGAAAACCGCCCTCGAATTCGCACGCGAAACGCTCGCGCAGCAAGCCGCCAACCGTGGCGCGTCCGATACCGCCGAACGCTATCGATCCGGCCAATGGGACGATAGCGGCGAAATCAAAAGTGCCGTTCTAGTGGCGCAATCCGTGATCGACGCGCATTCCGACGCGCGTCTTACCCTGTCGCGTTCGGCGATTTTTATCAAAGTGCTACTCGACTACCTCGACACGGACGCCGAAAGCGTAAATATTCAAGTCAAGGCTGGCGGCGAAGAAAAAGCACGGATCGAACTCGCCGACGTGCTGGCGGATATCTACAGAGTAATAAAATAAAGAAACGCCGGGCAGTTTGGGCAATGAACCCTCTGCCCGGCGTCCGGCCCTTGGGAGGAAACCGCATGGCTCGCCGCCATGTCAACCGACCTTTCGGACCGCCAAACCGATTAGTCGGAAGTTCGTTTCTTGCGCGTCGCGACCGCCCCGGCGATAGCTCGCACGCTCGATACGCCGCCAGCGATACCGAAGAAAGAAAGCAGAATTGCGCCTTCCCATTCGTCGAACGGCGCCGGGAAGCTCGCCACGTTCCAAGGTTGCGGCCAATTGGTATCGAACGTAACCAACCAAAGATGGATCAGGAACGGCAGAGCGATCAGGAACGTCAATAGACGCATTTCCCAAAAGCCAGCCGTCGCGAGCCGGACCGCAAGCGCATCCTGCCGCGCTTGCAACATAGCTTCATGCGCGCGTTTCTGTTCGTCATTCATAGCGTCAAGCTTACGCTGTTCGTGCGTCTGCCAAGCGCCGATGATTTTATCCGGCAATCCGCCAGTTAGCAGGTTAAACAGCCACGCGCCAAAGCCGCCCATTCTAACGCCCTCCGGTCAGATGCATGAAAACGACCCCGGCAACGCAAACGATCAGAACGAGACATGCCGCTTGCGTTCCGTGCCATGATACGGCGTCGGGATTTTTCGTTCGTGCGATCCCATTCGTCAGAACCGACAGAACGATAAACGCCGCCGCAACGATTGCCCCGAGATAGCAGACTAGAAACGCGATGAACTGCGCCATCGCTATTCCTGCCGCTCGATTGCCGCGCGTTCGTCGATCATCGTCGATTTGTCGACGACAATCGATTTCGACGTGTTTTTGAGATATTGGTTCGCAAAGAACAACGCCGTTTGAAGCGTGACCGTCCAAATGACGAACGCCCAAGGCGATAGATTAAGCGTCCCGAGCAATTGCAACATGATCGGAAATATCGACGCGACCCAACCGGCGAGGTTCAGCCAGAATTCGCGCGTCTGAAACCAGCGACGCAAACGAATTTCGATTTCGTTTCCGACCGGCGTCTTTGTGATGAACTGAACCGGCGTTTTATTCGGGGTTTCAGGCGTATTCGTCATGGCTAAATTATCTCCGCTGCAACAGCGACAATATAGCGCGGAAAATTGCCGCCAGCAATGCGCCAATCGAGAAAGCATCTTCTGGCTTAGCCGGGACCGTCACCGGATCGGCGTCGGCTGGCGCCTTGTGCGGATCAGGCGCAGACGGGTTCACGGGCGCTTCTAGGGCGGCGCTTGTCGCCGGGCCGACGACACCATCAGCGATCAGCCCGCCTTGGCGCTGGAAGTGTTTAACAGCATCCTCAGTGCCTTCACCGAAAATACCGTCGACCGCGCCGCCGTCGTAATAGCCTTTCACCTGCAAGCGACGCTGCAACCGTTCAACAGCCGGTCCGCTATCGCCACGGCGCAACCATCCGTCCGTATTCCGACGCGGCGTCACCGTGCCGTCTAGCGCCCTCATGGCGCGATCCGTGTATAGCTTCTGATCGGCGAGCCCGAGCGTTCCGCCTTGGATCGCTTTGCAGAGCCCGGCAATATCGTTCGCGTCGACGAAACGCCCGAGATTGCGTTTCGTCCAATAGACAAGCGCGGCGATCAGTGCGCCGGGATGACTGCGCAGATTGTCCGGATATTCAACGCACGGGACGCCGCTCGCGTTCTGAACCTCACGGAAATTGAAAAACCCTGTCGTTTGCATATCGCCCGAACCGCGATAAAGCCAACCGTCGTTCGGACCGACGTTCCCGAGCCGCCCGCCATAAACGAGATTGGCAAGCTTTTGCGGATTACGCACGTATGGCGCCGCGCTCGCGTCGGATTTGAAGCGCGACGGCCAAACCTGCCGAAGTCGTTTTACCGACGTATAGAACAGATTTTCTTCGAGCCGATTGAACCCGCCAGTTTCGACGGCGATCCGTCCGAGCATCCAAGCGACATGCTTGCGGTCACTGATCTTGTATTTGTCAAACAGTGTTTTAGCCGCTTCGACAATGCCGTTGACGATTTCAGCGCGAGCGGACGGCGCAATCGCATAGATGATATCGGCGGTAATGTTCATCGCATTTTCCCTTTGAGCGCTGCAACGAACTGCGCTTTCGTATAGGCCGGATCGCCGCCCTTGACGCGCAGTTTGTTGATTTCAGCAAACATGATTTCAGCGAGCGCACGGACAACCGAACCCTCTTGTGCGAGCGCGGCGTTCAGCGTGTCGGTATCGATCTTTGAAAGATCGGGCGGCGCGTCGATATCGAACGCGTCAAGCGCGGCTTGTGCCGCTGCTTTCTGTTGCTCTGTCGCTTCGGGCTTGAAGTCGATCCGCCATGTCGTTTTGTCGGAACGCTTGCCGATGGAAACGCCGTCGATTGGGGCGAGTGCTGCGATCAAATCGTGTAAACGATTAGTGTTTACCATTTAAGATCAACTCCAAATCCATTCCCAAAATTCTGTTGATTACCGTTGTCCCCGTAAAAAGTCACGTTCCCACTGCCCGCCACGAATTCGAGCGCTTGCAGATAGTGAAAGCCGAGACCCGGAAGGAGATTGGCGAACGTCGCCTGGGCACCTGAGGTGTTGGGCACGCCCTCGTTTGCGCTGCCGATGTTGGTTGTGCCGTCGAGTCCCACGCCAACGTGGCCCGCCGAGCCGGCGCCGTTGGTCATGTGCTCGCTGAACGACGCGCGCACCCAATCCTCGTCGAAGCCGCGGACCATCGAAACGCGCATTCCTGCTGAATTGTTGGAATTGCGCCAAGTGCCGGTTCCGTAAGTCCAATTGTCAGTTGTATCACGGACAAAAGGTTTAAGGTCTTTTTGATTATAGAAATTCCAAATACCGATATAAGCTTCCGAACCACCAGCCGCCGACCCGCCGAATTTAATCTGGCTCTGTCCCGTCGCCGACATAACGATTGAACCGGCATAACGCCGCGTTGCTGCGCCGCTCTTGACGAGAATACCATTCTGACGTGTTAGCGCTGTTGCACGCGTCGTCGCGTTTGTCCAAGCGAGCAATTCGAGCGTCGGCGTCCCGGCGTTGTCATAAACGAAAACATCATAGACAAGCCCGGAAGTCAGACCCGCGAGCGAAATCGACAATTCGGCGGTTTCGCGCAGAACCCATTTCGAGCCGTTGTATAGGCCGATCCGATTGCCGCAATAGGGCGTCAAATAGAGCGTTGTTTTAGCGGTTTGATCGGTTGTGCTGACCGGGACGCCGCTTTCAAGCGACAGACGAAAATCCATCGCCGCCGCGAGCGCGAGCCCGGAAAGGATACTGCCGACTACGCGACCCGGATCAATCATTCCAAACCCCATCGTCAGTTAGCGAGCCGGTGAACGTGCCCGCTTTAATCTGTAATTCGATTTCGTCCGACCGCTTACGAATGCGTTTGATCTTTTTCCATTGCGTCATATAGGCGGTATTTTCCGCCTTCAAATCGGCAGGCCATTTGGACGGATCAGCGCCATGCTCTTGCGTCGTTTCAAGCGCGAGCGCGAGCGCGTTACGTTGTTTGTAGTCCGGCAAGATTGCCTCGATCCGGCGAGCCGCTTCTGCTTTCGTCTGCGCAACAGTCGGCGGAACCGGACGGGCGTCGATTTCGCGCTGACGTTCGAATGCTTCGATACCCTGCGGCGGTTCATCGACCGGTTTGCCGTTGACGAAATGAACCATCGTTCTAACCTCTCAATCCCCAAAGCGAAATGCGACCGGATATATTACCGGAACTCGCAAGCAACTGGATCGCGTCTCTCGCTGTGTTGTCTAGCACTTGAAACCAAGAAATAAGAACGTTAGCGCCGCTGGTACCATCCGCAAATCCGGCTGTAACTATAGCATTTGCTCGACGGGATTTATTAAAATTTTCCATAAGCAGCGAAAACGTAATCCCGCCTTCGGTTGTGTGGTTATAAACACTGTTGGAAAGCAACATACTTGTCTCACCAGCTTGCCCGGCTGATGCCGTTGCCGTCGAACCTGCAAGATACTGACGGTAATAGCTAGTACCGTACGATGAACCGTTGTTAGAACTTGTTCTTAAACCAACGCCTGCGGAGTTTGTGGCTGGAAGAATAAAACCTTCTAGTTTTAATGAACTATACGCACTCAATCCGGTTCGTGCCCATGAACTGGTCGCCGTAAGCGCCGTATTGATTTCAATCGCTTCCCAATCGGAAACATTAGTCAACGCGGTTCCGTCGCTCTGCAACCTCTGCCCGGCTGTTCCGATTGCCGGTAAGCCGATAATCGTCCGAACCTGCGCAGCGGTCAAATCGGTTGGATCGCCGGTGCCCGCGCCATTCGCGCGACCCTTGATCGTATCCGCCGCCATATCGGCTAGAACGGTATTCGTAACGCTGTTCGTTCCGAAAGCCGCCGTGCCGATTGAACCGGCGCTAGGCGCGAGCGATGCCGTACCGGACGCGAAAACCATCGCTTCGATGATTTCGCCAGCCTCGATATCCGTGATCGTCGTCGTAAAATTGACCGTGCCGCCGAACGTGTATTCATCGCGCAACAGCGGGCGACCGTTGCGATTGATGATAACGAGATTATCGGACGCAGGCGCCGCGCTAAGCGCAGGCGTCGCACTCGCACCGTTGAACGTCAACTGACCTGCCGTCGCCGTCCATTTGTGAACTGTGACAGTGAGCGGATTACCAGCCGTGACAGGCTGACCCGTACTCATTGTCCAAAGATCAACCCAAGCGGTATTAGCCGCGTTGCGTTGTTTCATTAGATCATTAGCGGTATCCGCCCAAAACATATAAGCGAACGTAACAGACGGCGCGCTAGAACCGCTGTTCTGCGACGCGATAGCACCGGCAAGCGCGTTGATATCCGCTCGGACCGCCGCGCCTGAACCGTTCGCAATGGAATAATCGTGCTGCGCCATGATCAGACCTTATCCCATTGCCCGGCGTATTCGAATTCTCGCAATGCTTTCGCAGACTTCAAACCATTGATCTTTTCCGCAACGCGCTGTTCGCGATTGAAACACGTCTGCTTATGAGCGCGGATCAAACGCAGGATCGCGCGAAGATCGTCCAACCCTAGAATTGGATATTGACCGTCTGCCGACTTCCATTTGATCGCGAACGTTTCGCCTTGCAATTCACCGTCAAGGATCGCCGCGACGATATCGAATTCCGACGCTCGATCCGACCAATAGCGAATGCCGTTATAGTCGACACCCTCGCCGACCTTGCTCCATTTGAACGCTGACAAACGCGCGAGCGTCATATTCCGATGATCGTCAATCGAAAGCTTTTCGGCGGCTTCCTCATTCGCCTTAGCTTCCCGAGCGCGGATTTCTTCGATTGTTTCGAGCGGCGCGGGCTTGCGCAATTCGGGCGGCGCTGGCGGTTCCACGATTTCATATTCGCCACCGTGCGCCCGGACGATTTCCATAACCATAGGGTGCGCTGTCGGCGCCGGAACGTCGACCGTTTTTTCATGCAGCTTAAGCGCCTTGGCGAAATCCTTGATCGCTTTATCAAGCGTCTTTGTTCCGCCGCCTTGTTCGATGATTTCGCGAGCGATTTTAAGAGCCATCATGCACCCGCGTAAACGATGTAATTAAGGACCAACGTCGGCTGAACGTTGTTATGCGCGCCATCCGAACCGGCTGATCCAGAAGCAAACGCACCGATATCAACGGCGTGCGAGTGCGCGCCCGCGCCGCTTGTTGCAAGCCCTGTCGGGCTAACAAAATTCGACGACGCGCTAGGCCAAGTACCCATAGCGGCAAAGCCCGGATCGGTAAACGTATATGCGTGCGCGTGATCGCCAACGCCCGACGTGCCGGTATTCGGCGGATCGACAACGTGCGCGTGTGACGCCAATTGTGCAGCGGTAAGAGTGTGATATTCCAAACCGCCATATGCACCTAGAACGTCGCCGTCGAGCGCGTAAGTCGTCAGACGATCCGCCGACACGCCGCCCATGTTATCCTTGCCAGCGATCACACGCCCGCGAAGATCGGGAAGCGTGAACGTCGTCGTTCCGTTTCCGACGCCGAACGTCGTTCCAAAGATCGCGAACAAACCGGCGTAAGTCGTCCGGCTAACGTTCTGACCATAAAGCATTAGCCAGTTCGTCGGCGCAGTCGTTCCGCCATACGGCATAAGAGCGCCAATCGGAATAGGCGCAATGACGTTCGAATTCACCCGGAACGTTCCGGTATCCGTCGTAATTTCAATACCGCCGTTACCGGTATTGACGATATTTAGAATGCCGTTCGTGCCGGTCGCGCGATTGACCCGTGCTCGATAATCTTCGGTTCCCGCCGCGTCCGGATGGAAATCGAGACTAGCGCCGACTTCCATAACACCATCGGTCGCAATGAACGGGAAGCGCTCGCTAGTCCCGAACCAACTTCCGGACGCTGGCGTATTGATCGCACTAAGCGCAAGCTTGAACGTCGATCCAACAACGGACGCGAGCGTGATCCAACCGGAGTTAGTCCGGTTGCGCATCTTTAGAAGATCGTTCGTTTCGTCCATCCAAAACATATTGGCGAACGTCACGGACGGCGAGCTAGCACCACCATTCAGAGACGCGATTGCTTCCGCGAGCGCGTTAACGTCGGCTCGGACGGTCGCACCCGGCGCATTGGCGATATTGTAATCGTGCTGCGACATGCGTTATTTGCCCCGGCGATGCCGACCAAGGTTTAATTCTTCCTCACGCCGACGCAAATCACCATCGAACCATTTGAGCCATTCAACCGCCTCATAAGGCGCAGCGTCGCCCATGCTTTCGATGATCCGAGCTAGGACGAAATCATTCGAAAAGGGCGGTTGCGGCTTGGTCACTTTCCCGAACCCATGACCAAGCGGGAAAAACATCTTGTTAACGTCGTCCCATTTGTAAGTGCCATTCAACGGCAAATCACCGGGATCAATGCCGTCTTTCTGATCGTCGTCGATAGTCTCGCGACCGATCAAATGCCCGCTGTCATCTAGAACGGCGCTATACTTCATGTCACGACTTCCTCAGCCCGAACCCCTAGCGTGCCGACGTATATATTATAATCGGAACTGTTGCTAGTTAGTATCGCGCGGAACCTACAGCCTCGCGCCTCAACTTCCGCGCTGTCTAGGCGCTCATAAGTCGACCATTCCGACGACGGCCCGGATGGATCGTCGTCGGTCAAGCTGACGTAAACGAGACAGTCGCAATTAGCGGATTGTGTCCCGTCCCAATCTTCGCGATCATCAATGTTTCCCCAACTATCGATTACGTCATAAACCGACGCGTTGAAGCTTTCGATAACCGTCGTCAAACGCATACGGCTAACCGTGCCGAAATCAAAACCTAGTTCGAATTCGTAAACGCCTGCGACTGTCGAAACACCGCCGAACACGTCAACATCGTCGAGATACAAATCTAAATCCGGAATGTCGTCAAACAATCCGACCGCTTCGAGAAACAGACGATTTTGACCGCCAACGTCGACCGCGATCACTCCGGTTTTCGTCCCGTCGAAATCCGGGCTTTCGAAAATTTCATCAACCAAATTGAAAAGCAGAACGTTCGCCTGCTTTGTGTTGACACTCACAACGGTTGATTGCAGCCCGGCGCTATCGACGACACGAGCTAGATACGTTCCCGGCTTCAACGGCAGGGGTGCGAACAGTGTATTAGCTTGCGCCGCATTGCCGATTGAAACGCTGTTCGACCATTCCGCCGGATCGGCTTCACTATGACGGAACAGCACTGATCCGCCGAACTGAACGTCAAGCTCGCCCGGCTGATCCCAACGCAGATAAGCGTTATTTCCGAACGTCGAAATCGTGAGCCCGGAAAGCGGTTGCGGCGGCGTCGTTTTACCGACGACACGGTAATTACTCTGTTCGGACCATGCGCCCGGCGTGCGGCCCGGTACTTCCCAACGGAACCGCAAATCGACATATTCGCCGCTGCGAACGCTGCCGATATAAATCTCATTGGCGGATTGAAGTTCAACCTTAGCGTCTAGATAGGGTTCGTTCGTTGTCGACGGACGGATTTGAACGCGCAACCGCCCGTCCATATGTTCAAGTCCGCGCACCTTGACGGCGATATTCACATTCAACGAATTGCCAGCGCCAAGCGTTAGAACCGTTTCGTCGGAACGAATGCTAAGGATCGAGACGGGCGGAATTTCCGGCAGGCGTGTTAGGTGACTATTGAAAGGCGGGATCGGACCGCTATCCGCCGAATAAACTTCCAAGCGATACGGTACGCAGGTTATAGTTGCGCTCATATTGGCGTTGTCAGTCGGATCGACGCCTAGAATGATCGCCTTGTCGGTTTCGAGCCCGAGCGTACCGAATGCGAGAAGATCGCCGATCCGTGGCGCGTTCGCTGCTAGAATGGGGTTCAACAGCGCGACGGTTTTCGGTTCGCCGATTTCTGTTATCACCTGCGCCGTAATCGCAACATCGTTCGGATTGCGGATCGACAATCCATAATTACCATCGGTAATCATCGGCAATTTTTCGTCTGACGTGATCGCGATCACATTGCCGCTGCCGTCCGTTTCGAGCGACTTAATACGCCCTTGCGCGAGCCCGACTAACAGAACATCATGGGCAACTAGAACAACGTCACCGCGTTTGAACACAAGCCGTTCCATTTCCATTTGGAACTGCCATTGTTCGGGGCGCTGAACAGCACATGCAACGCTGAACAGCACGTCTTTAACAACCTGATCGACGTTCGTCCGACCCGGAAATTCCATCGTTTCGAAAAGCGTCGCCGTATCTTCGGTATAACCGTTGAGATACACGCGAACTTCATCGTTCCGCCAATCCTGATCCTCATTGTTGAATTGGACGCGGATCGCGTGCGGCATATCTAGGAAAGCTTTGCTCGCGCGGAACCCCCATGAGTTGCGCGGCGTGACCATCGTCACCGGGTCTTTCGGTTCGTCTAGAACGACGCCATACTTGCCATTGATTAGCTGCGGGCTAGCGCGACCGGCAGACGCGATATCATGGAGCAAATCCCAAAGCCCGGACGGAAAGTCTCTGTTCTGATCGAACGTCCAACCGTTCGCCGTGCAAACTTCGGCTAAATGCTCAATACTATCTAGATCAATCTCACTATCGAGTTTCGGGTTTTGTAGCGCGTTCCCCTGCAACGCATATCGGAACGCCGATCCGGGGTTGCGCGTCGCTTGCTCGATCCATGCAACGCCGTTCCAATCTTTCGCAATGCGCTGAACGACAATCGAGAAATTATTAATCACGCCGTTAAGCTGACCGGTTGCCTTGATCCGCATTGCGATCAATGCGACAGGTACGGGCGAATTGACCGGGCTTTCATTCGTGAACGTGCGCAAAGCCGTCCAATACAGACCATCACGCACGTTCTCGGAAACTGTATCAGCCGACGCGCGTTTGATCCGAATATCATATTGACCGCGCGACGGGACGCGCCACGTAATACCGTGACGGATCGCGGCGGTTTTCTGTTGCGTGAACGTGACAACGTTGAACGCTGTTCCATTCGAATTCGACCATGCGAGCGGAAACGTCTGTTGACCGCCTGCAACCGGGATCGCTTGCCAGATATTTGCACCTGCAACCGAATATTCTAACTGAACCGTAACCGACGACGTTGTTCGCGTGCCGTCGTCGAGAACGGTAATCAGACCTTCCGGAAATAGAATGTCGATACTCAGTTCATCCGCTTCGAGCGCTGACGTTCGAATGGTATAACCGTCAACCTCTTTAAGCTCGATCTGAAAATTATCCTGCGCAACAGTTGCAGGATACAATGTCGGCGTTCCATCGGATGGGAACCCTTGAAAATATTCGATATCAACGCCATCGAAATCCTCTAGATCGGTATCACCGATCTTAGGCAAGCTAAACGCAACGGGACCAATGCCGCAATGGAACAGCATTCTTAGATATTGATCGTCGCCAACTAATTCCGTATAAGTTTGAGCCGCCAGTTTCGGCACGATCCGATGCCGTCCGAACGGAACGTCGACCGGTTCGAATGGTCCTAACCGGTTCGTCGCACCCTCGATAAACTTGGTCGGGCTTTCCGCTTCCGCTGCGCTTGGTTTAACGCCAGCGTTCGACCGTGGCGGAACGAGCGCATTGACTAGCAGCATTCCGCCAATGCCGATGATCGCTTGACCAACGGACGCCGCGAACGCACCTGTCAGCCCGAGCGCGCCGCCCAATGCCGGACCGAACGCGAGCGCCGCCGCTGCCACTGCGATAATCGCGACCGTGCGCAAAATATCCTTGCCACCGCCGCCCGCGTCGCCACCGGCAGGCGGCAGGAATGCACGGATCGAAATCATCGCGCCAGCGCGCGGCTTAACCAAGCGCCAATAGTCGGGCGAAATGTATTGATCACCGATGAAAATATGGAAGTGCATTCGAACCGCCGGATCGGTTCCCATGACTTCCAAAATTTCCGTAATGGTCAAACCATGCGGCACAACCGGAACGTCGTTCTCTCCGCTGACCACGCGTTCAGCGTTAAACGGATTTAGAACCGCCGTGACTTTAAGTGTGTCGATAATATCCGACATTCCGCCTTGCCCATACAATCGACGTTAGCGGCTCGATGATCGTGCCGACCCTTGCCTCACAATGTAGCATTTGCCGCCCCGGAACGACAAGCGCCACATGGGACGCATGTCTGCCGACACGGAATAACGCAAGATCGCCGGGCGCCGGGCGTTCATTGATGGATCGCCATTCTACTTTTTCGCGATCAATCATGTCGGCTAGCTCCGGATACGACAGTTCTTTATCGTACTCGGTTGCATATGATTTGACGGCGCCGCCTAACTCTGGAATGTCGGCGAACGCCCGATATACCAACCCCCAACAATCCCAACCATCCCAATTCCGACCGCCGATCCTATACGGGACGGTTATCGCGGCATTTCGGAATTCTTCGAATGTCATTCTAGATAGCGAATACGCCGGGATATTCAGACGGCGTGAACGTGCGAGCGGGAAACGGTTCCTTTGTGATATCGTCAATCGATAGATCGCCGCTCAAAACGCCAGCGTCCCAATCGACGTTTCGCAGCTTGAATTGCGGTAACGTCGTTTCGATTACGTCGCAATCGTCGATCCGAACAACGTCAATCTGAACGAACAATGGGCTTGTTGCCGCGATCTGTCTGACGACTTCGACGATCTGTCGATTGATATTGTCGATAGTGAGCCGCGCGACCGGCTTCACGCCCTGCCGATCCTCTGGCGGTTTCATCTTGAACGGATAGGCGATAAAATCTTCGCCGTTCGAAACGATGTTCTCGGTATTGTTGACGAACCGCAACGGCGTCAAAAGTGTCGAATGCGTAATCGTCAGTAACACAAGAAAGCCGCCGCCCTCTTGCTGAAATACCTGACCGCGAGCCGTATCGGTTAGCGTCATGGAATGATTTCCAGCGCTAGAACAGTATCCCAACGCTTTTCATCGTCGTTATCCGCGCCGACCGCCGCCTTGAACTGCGGCCCGCTATCTTCGCGGAAACGGAACGTCACATTCGAGCCCGTGACCGGATCAGTCCAAACGAAGGAAATAGAACCCTCGTCTAAATCGTCCTGATACCAAGCGTCAAATACGACGCGCTCGGTATTGGTGAAAGTGACAGGAACATTCACGTCGCGCACGCCCGACGTATAACGACGACGAACGATAGCCGGACCAACGTCGACACTGGATCGGACGCGCGTCGCGCCCCGCTGATCAGTCATCCCGACCAACTGAACGTTCGGTAATCCTGCGGGCCAATCGACCATTGCTTACCTCTGCTTGACTGCGGCGTTCAAACCATACTTCGCGCGCATGGCGTTATCGAACCGCGAGCCGTCTTTAGTGACATTTTCGGCCATTTTACGATCAATGATGATATCGAGCGAGCCGTCGGAATTTTCCGAAACTGTAACGTCGTTATCATTGGCGGTATTGTTGAAAATATTGATCTGCAAGCCACTTGTCGCGCCGCGATTATCGTTCGCCGCGATCACGCCAAGGTTGCCGCCCGGACCGCGCATCAACGGTAGCACCGCTTCCGGCCCGGCTTCACCGGCTATCGCCATTGTCGGACGATTGAGAACCCCGCCGCTGGCGAGCTTTGGAATACCGTAGAACCCGTTTCCAGTGAAACCATACGTTGCCGCGCCAGTGAGCCCCATACCGACGCCACCGCCCCCGAACAATCCGCCTAGACCGCCGCCACCGCCGAACAGCGATCCGACGAACCCGCTAATGATATTGTTCAGAACCATATCCATCAGCTTATCGGCGAGATTATCGAGCGCACCGGTTAGACTGTCGACAAACGATTTGCCTTCGCGCAAGCCCTGAACGAATGTCTTAAGCGCACTACCGAACGCATCTTTCAAAGCGTCGCGTACTTCATCAACCGCGCGTTGCGTCGCTTCCGCCTGATCCTGAATTGCCTTCATGCTGTCGGTAACAGCTTTTGACGCGCCGGGCGTACCACTGCCGACCGTGTTGAAGTTATCGAGACTGTCACTCGCTAGATCGGTTTTTTCCGAAAGCGTCGTCATACCAGTTGCGATTTGCCCGGCGTAATCGGTCGACCAAATTTCTTTCAGCCGCGCTTGGAATGCCGCTGCGCTCGCTGCGTTCGCATCTGCGTTCGGATCGGTCAGCGTCGGGATATCGGACGGCGCCATTGTTTCGAGCCCGAGCCCCATTTGAGACAAGCCCGGTAATCCCGACATGCGCAACGCATAGCCGATTTTTCGGATACCCTCTAACGAACTATTGATCATCCCGTTAACAGCTTCGATCACGGCGTTCGCCGCGCCGATAGCAGCGGAACCCATGACGGACGGGAAGTTCATCCAAATATCTTTGGCGGTTTCAAACGCCGTGATCAACACGCGAATGATCGTATTCGCAACGTCTTTGAAAATCTGCGTAACGTCGACACCAATCGCTTTACTGATTTCGTCGCGGAAATGCCAAACCGCCGCGATTACGCCAACTAGCAACGTTGCCAGCGCTATAAGCGGATTAGCCATGATGATAGCGCCAAGCGTAACGAATGCGCCAACTAGGTTTGTTCCAACCGCTGCTGCGAGACTGATCACGCTTCCGATCACAATCGGAGCGAATGCCGCGAGCAACATCGGCCCGACGATTTTAATCACCGGTTCCAGATAGCCGATATTATCGACTAAGAATGCTATTCCATTTGCGAGGTTCGCCAGCAACGAACTTACACTCGGCGCAATAAACGCAATGAACTGAGTAAACGCACCATTGACCGCGTAACCGAACCGCGTCCAATTGTCGTTCATTTCCTCGATCTGCAAGCCTTGCGTGTTTGTGATCGCCAGATTGAAACGATCAACGTCGCCCGCCGCCTGTCGGATTTGCTCGCCGCCTTCACCTAGCAGCGAGATAAGCGCGCCGCCACGATCCCCGAGCGCCGACAGGATCGCCGTTGTCTGCGACGCGTCAAGCCCTAGCTCTTGAATGCGATCCGCGATCTTAGCGAACCGTTCGTCAACCGGCAATGCTGCCAGTTCGGACGCGCTTACGCCAAGTTGCTGAAATACGCCCTGCGTTCCTTTGCCTTGCTGGATCGCCTGTCCTAGAACGCGGTTCATGCGCCGGGACGCCGACGCTACATAATCAGCGCTCAACCCGGCTAGCTCGCCAGCCGTCGCCAGCGCTTGCATATCCGCAACGGCTGAATTGGTTGCTCGCGCCGCTTTCGACACGGCGTCAAGCGCATTCGAAATCGCGCCGATCTTTTGAACCAATGCGCCAACGCCGAAAACAGCGGCGAACCCGAGCGCGATTTGACGCAAGTTTTCGCCGATAAAATTGCCGGTCCGTGTCGCCAGTTTTTCAAGGTTCGTATAAAAGCGCATTGCAGCGCGTTCAGCGCCTTGCATCGCACGGCTAAACCGTTCGGTCGCGCGTTCCGCCTTTGCGCCAGATTTCGGAAGCTGTTCTAGTTCCTCATTGGCGCGGGCAAGTTCGCTACTGTCAACCTCGAACCCGAGTTGAGCAATATCGTTATCCAATTACTTGCCCCGCTTTTTAGCCGCCGCCTTGGCGTCTTTTTCCGCCTGATCCTTAAGGATCGCCCGCGACCGCGATAACTCTGCGTTGGTCTCGGTTACAAACGCGTCGTCCATATCCGCTAAAATATCATATTCGAAGGGTTTTACAATCTCCCCGGTTGCCGCCGCCCACGCTAGAAAATCGTTCCACTCTAGCGGGACGGCGACGCCTTCGGATACACGTTTCTTTCGGGCGGAAACTCGCCAATACCAACCCCAAAGATACATACCGTCGTCGGGAATGTCCCAATCAACGGTCGCCTCTGGAATTTTGAAACGCTTATTGCGTTCCTCGCGAGTTTCGCCCGTAACATCCGGCATGTCATACCGGACGAACATCGACACTGCAAAACAGAGATCGGCGTTTAGGCTTAGAAAAAATCCGCGTCGTTCGCCAACGCTTCATCAACCTGCCGCATAAGCCACGCCGCTTCGGTCAGAACCTTTCGAACGTTGTGTTCGTTGAAGTCGAGCGCTTCGCCGTGCCACGTCGCGCCGTTCGTCCATTCCCAACCCTCGATTGCAGCAACAAGCTGATCGACCGTCGACGCTTCCAGTTCTTTCGCCGTGAACGTCTTACGACGTTGCGAAAGTTTCAGTTGCTTATTCGTAATGTCGCGTTGAACGGATTTCACCTTTTCATCGCCGAACCAACGCAGATGAAGGATCAGGCCGGTTTCAGCATCGGTTTTCGGATGCTTAACCGCATACTTGATTGAATGAGCGCTGATCGCGGCAAGATCGTTCGAAGCGGTATTAATGGGAGCGCGTGCCAATTTAGGGGTTTCCTTTCGATACGAAAAAGGCGGGCGTGATTGCCCGCCTTTCAAAACGCCGTTCTACCGGCGAATTACACGCGAACGGGCTTCTGAACAAGCCCGAGCGTTACAACTTCAATGTCGGCGTCCTCGCCGCGACCCTGCGGCATGGACGGACCAGCGACCAGCGCGCGAGAATAGAAGATTGTTCCATCCTGCTTGGTCACTTTGACAGCGTGCGCCGTCGCAAGATCGCAAGCCGTGCGCAATACGTCCTGCCCGGCATCGGTTTCATCGCGGGCGTATTCGACTTCCGGATCACCCGGACGTTTCGAGCCCTTGCCCTTGAGCGTCGTTCCGGCCCAAGTGTCGTAATCGACGATATTCTGAACGATACCGAATTCGCCGACTGAACCGACCTTGCCGACCGCAACCCACGTCAGCGCGGCAAATCCCGCCGCGTCAAGATCGGTTGTCGCTGGCGTCGCACAAACATGAAGCGTTCCGCCCTCATGCGTGCCGATAACGCCATCATTCGCCATTGCCGCCATAAGCGCGACGGCGCTAATTCCCTTCATAACCGTTCCCCTTTGGGTGTTAAGAGCCTGTCGCTCGATACGGGATGGATACCGGATAAGTCGATTTGTGTCCATCTTGAATTAGTGCCAATGCACCGGGCGGGCGATGGATACGGACGCGGGTTCCATCGGCTTCTAGAACGGTGCCCTTGACGAACCCGGCGCGGATCGCATCACAAGTTTTCATCGGTTTGATCGACCCTTTTTGTTCATAGCTGATCAACGCGATTTGCAGAATGCCGAAGTGAATTTCTTCGGCGCCCCATAACGGACCGTCTGGCGTATTCGGAAAAATCCGAACCTCGCAATATTCCGTCGGCGCGTCCGGAACAGTGAATGCTCTATCCGGCATGTCGATCAAACCGGTAAAGCCGAGCGAGTATAACAGCGTTTCAGCTTTATCGAGCAACAGATAGTTGATTTTCACTTGGCTTGTCATTTGAACCGTTCCTTTGCTTTCCTAACGTTGTCTCTGACCGTCTGCGGCCAACGCTGCGCCGCGAGCCGCAAAAATGCATCTTTGTATTCACGGAACCGGGCATATCCAGCCGTCCAACCAAAAAAGAACGGCGTACCTAGCTCGGTTGTCGCAATCGTCGTTTCGACCGCTGCGCTATCCGGGGCGTAATAATTCGGAACGTCGCTATCGCCCCGGACCGGCCCGGTTGGCATTCCAGAATGGGACGCTTGCCCACTGGCGCGCATAAATCCGGTATCGACCCGCATATTACCGCCCTTTGCAACCGGTAATTGCGCGGCGTCGACGGTATCTTGAATAGATTGTCGGTTGATCGCGACCATTCGATTTTTCGATTTCGCGGCCCATTCGTCGAGTTGAACAGAAAATTTTTTCACCATTCTTTTCTATTCCGCCATTTAGGGGGTTGATTGCCGTGTCGGATTGGTCTAGATATCGGAAAGAAATTCAAACCGGAGTTTTCGAAATGGCCCGCACCCCTTCCATGACCGTCAATGAAGCCGAAAGCATGATCGGCCCGGCAAGCGAACTTATTCGCGTCGACGGAACCAACCGTCCGTTGCTTCGGAAATGGGCGACCGCCAAGGGTTATGTTTCCGCCGACGTTTACAAAATGTCGAACGTCGAGCTTATGAACCTTTACGCCACTTACGCCGCTTGGCAAACCCGTTCGGAACCCGCGCCGACGTACTACGGCGCCCCTGCTGCAACGCCGCCCGCCCCGGTGACCAATACCGCCGCTGAACAGTTCGCCAACGCCCTGCGCCTGCTTATGGGCAATCCGGAAGCTATCGTTGACGAAAGCAAGGTTCGCGCCATCGTCGCCGACGAAATCGGCAAGATCGAACCTGCCGTTAAGGTGACCCGGCTCGAAATTTCCGGCCCGGCTGGCTTGACCAAAATTGAAGGGGTCGTTCATGCGTCAACCGGAATGGTTATCCGGGTCGCATCGCTCGCGCACCCGGTTATGTTGGTCGGCCCTGCCGGTGCGTCCAAAACGTCGATTTGCTCGACTGTCGCGACCGCGCTGAACCTGCCTCTCTATATCACGTCGACCGTGTTCGACACTCACGAATTGTTGGGGTTCGTCGACGGTATGGGCAATTATCATTCGACCGCGTTCCGGCAGGCTTTCGAGCATGGCGGCGTATGGGTTGCCGACGAAATCGACGCATGGGACGCCGCCGCGTTGCTCGCGGCCAATAGCGCCCTTGCCAACGGTTTCGCGACGTTCCCCGACACGCCGGTTCCGGTGCTGCGCCATGCTAATTTCCGGATCGTCGCCACAGCCAACACTTACGGTCACGGCGCGGATCGCGTCTATGTCGGGCGTAATCAGCTTGACGCCGCTTCGCTGGATCGTTTCGCCGTGATCGCTATCGATTACGACCGCGATCTTGAAGTTGCTTTGAGCGGCGGAAACGAACTCTGGCTTGACCGCGTGACCGATGTTCGCATGGAATGCCGGGCAAAGAATATCCGCCACGTCGTTTCGACCCGCGCAATTATCATGGGTTCGCAGGCTCTTGCGGCGGGTATTTCCCAAGCGAACGTTGAGGAAATGTATTTGTTCAAAGGCATGTCGGAAAGCGACCGCAAAAAGATCATCTGACCGTTGACAACGATCCGATCCGCCCTTACATAAGGCGGATCGGAAATGGAGGAATGAATGGCTTTTATCTCTGGCAAAACGTTCGGTCACAAAGAAACGCTGAAACGCCTTGGCGCGATTTGGGACGGCAACCGCAAGGGTTGGAAGCTTTCCGACAATTCCCCGGCGCTCGATACCGTGCGCAATCTGATCGGTTGCGTCGTCACGCTTGACGGCAAAGAACCCAACAAAATGATCCCGGCACCGCGCGAGAACGTCCGTCCCGCTGCCGTTGTTACTACCAGCGAAGAAATCAAAACGCGCTTCATTGGCGACGACCAAACCCATTTGGGAACGTTCCGTCCGACGACGGTATTCGCCGGTTTTTCATCGCTTCCCGCTTACGTCGATTTCGTCAAATCCGTTCGGGTTTACGGCAACGGCGAAAACGGTCGCGGCGCGGCATGGGGAACTAGCGCACACCGCCATGAATTCACTGGTACGGACGATTTTGATCACGCCGTTTCCATCGCTCGCAACGGTTGGGAAGAAGGCGTTGACACTGCAAAGCAGGCGCTCGAATTCATCAACGGCGAACAAGCCACGGCTCGCGAAAGCCGTTACGGCGTCGCTGGCGGGCGCGTGAACGTCGGCAAGATGCTGGCGGGTTCACCGGTTCATATGAAAGCGCGCGTTCGTATGCCTGCGAAAAAGATCGTGACACTGTTCACCGAACTTGGCATGTCAGCAAACATCAATCCGAAAACAATCGCGATCCGCGCGGCTTGTGTCGGCGCAATTTCCGATCTGCTAGAACAGAATGGTTATTCAACTGAAATCGTTGTGACTATTTCGAGCCGCATGGACGTTAGCATGATCAACGCCGTCACACTCAAACAGCCCGGCGATCCGCTGAACCTAAACGATCTTGTGTTCGGCCTTGGTCACCCTTCTATGTTGCGGCGTTTCTATTTTGCCACGGTCGCATCGTGCGACGATCTAACCACAATGAACAGCGGGTCTTATGGTTCGCCAATGGACGCATTCAGCGACGAACATGAAGTTCCGGTTAACGCATTCATGCTTGACCGCCTTAACGAAAATACTTACGGAACATTAGAACAGCGTATCAGCCAGACTTTCGAAACTATCATCCCTGACAACTTCCCGGTGACCCTGAAATGAAACCCCTAATGCCCGCCACCCTAGAACCGATTACGTCCGAACGCCGGGCGGCAATCATAGCCGATTGCCTGCGCACTGATCCGACCATGACAGAAGCGCAAGCCGCCGCGATAATCGACGATCTTGATAACGACATGATTTTTCGAAATGACGTGTATCAGGTGAATTGCCGCAAGCTTCGCGCGCCAGGCTTTCCCGATATCGGACACCTGTCGATTAAGCGGCTCGATAAAGAGCCGATCAGTGCGGCGGGCTATCGCGATTTCATGCGGATCAAAGACGAAATTTGCGGGCCGGAATATGAAGCCGTCCAAATCTTTCCGGCTCGCGCCGATGAAGTCGACACGGCGAACCAATATCACCTTTGGGTTTTTCTAGACCCGGCGTTCCGACTGCCGTTCGGCTGGCATGGTCAGCGGCTTGTTTCGAGCGCTCAACCCGTCAATGGAAAGCAGGAACCGCTATGATCCCGATTGCCAATCCGACATTCTTGCAGTTCGACGAATGGGCAAGCAAGCGCCTCTTGCCGTCGTCAGCATGGATCAGCGAGCCGGGCATTCGCATCTACATTCGCAAAGGCTGGCTCGCGACGCATGGCGATTACGTGCTAGCCAATATGGAGGCGCGCAAGCCCGGCAAAGGCGCGTTGACCGCGTTCTTAGATCGTTGGGAACCGCACTATCGGTTCAGCATCGAAAACGTCATCAACCCCCGACTGATCCCGTATTTCGAACGGCGCGGTTATACCAGTGTCAATTGGAAGGGGTTCCGTTGTATGTTGGGGCCGACCGTTCCGGAAGCGCGAGCGAGATCGTTTGATGATTTGGGTTCCGTTTGATCGTCGGATCATCATGGCATGGTGCCATGAACCGCTTAGCCAAACACACCGGGAATATCGAGCCGATGTGCTGGCGAAAGCGTTCGGTTTGCAATCCCATTACATGCGCCGATATTGTTTGGATCGCGAGAACATCGTTAGCATGGGATCGCACCTAGCGCGCGAGATTATTGGTTTCATAATCGATCATCCGGATATCAGTCCGAACCAACCGACCGACGATAAGCATTGGTTTGCAGATATCGACACAAGCGGCGGTTAGCCAGCGCCCGCCAACCAATCGACCGACAGGCGAACCCGGCAACGGCAATTAATCGTTTCTTCGGCGCTCGCGCCTAGCGACGTGTCGCCGGGATACATCATGCGCGAGCCATCGGGCGCCGTGAACGGTTCGTTCAATCCGACCGCTTGCCCGTCCATTATCAAATGGCTTTCACGCGTGCGACCGTCGTCGCCTGCGCTATCCCAAATGCGTTTGACGGCGCTCTTATCGATAGAGCCGTTATCGACCGCTTGTTGCAAACTCTCTTGCGCGGATTGGTTCAACGCCGCAATGCTTTCCGTGCGTGCAATCGTATCGCCGCGTAATTTTAACATGCTGTCGGAATAGCGCGTTGTTAGCTTGTTGATCGTGACGGTATCGAGCGGAACGTTATCCTCGATTGACTTCCTTACGATACTATCGAACCGCTTATCGCGACGTTTGCGCGTGAACCAATTGCTCGCCGTTTCCGGATCGGCTAGTTCAGCGCGAGCGCTCGAAATCCAGCGCTCTTGCATCGGCGTTAATCCGATGATCCCGCCCGCACGTTGACCGGTGGCAGGATCAAGCCGCCCGACGATATTTAGCGCAGTCTCGCGCGGGTTCGTTCCGAGCCGCATCCCGTCGTTCAGCGTATTGCGGATATTTTCAAGCGTCTGTTCGTTAATCCGCGAGACAAGCCGGGATGAACGATCCCGCAACCAAGCTTCCGCCCGGCTGTTGCGAACGTCAAACCGGAATACCGCTCTAGTTCCGAGCCCGTCAGTCAGACGCGGGAATGCGCTCGCGGCGGTAATTCCGCCATTCTCAAACGCTTGTTCGATTGCTGCCGTCAACGGACGCATTGCCGCGTCATTGAACCCGAGAACCCGCAACGCGCGGATCGGGTCGCCAGCTTCAAGCGCGCCGACAAGATCGGTAATTAGAACGGTATCTTTAACGCCTTGGATCGCACTCCGAAACGCTTCGGCAATCGTCGGCGTGAACCGCTCGATTGCATCATCCAAACGTTGATTGAGAGTGCGACGGCGTTTCATATTGGAAGCGGCCCAACCTTAAGCATGATCGGCGGATGACTAATGCCTAGCAATTCGACGTGTATCGACGCGCCAGCGTTCAGCGCGATCAACTCACCGGGGTTCGGTTGCCATGCCGTGACCATAACCGGCGTGTCCGGACCGGGCACTGTGAAATGGGCAACCATATCTTGCACCGGCAGTAATTCGAGTGCGTCGCACAGTCCCTCGATAATTTGCGCCGACGACGATCCCCGGACCGCTGGCGCCGCCGCCCATTGGCGCGCGGCTTTAACGGTTTCCATTAGTGACGGTTCGCGAGCGCGCAATTCGTCGCGCACCGGCAAACCATAATAACCTTGTGATTTACCGATAACCCGTGTGGCGTTTTCAATTCGAGCGATTTGCAACGCGCTAACCTTTCCTGACTTTGAATTTCCAGACGATAGCCGTTCCTGCCGGTGGAACCTTGTTCCATTCGACAATTTTCATTCGAATTCCGCCAGTGATCGCCGTGATAGGATCGCCAGTCGGTTCGCCGCCGATGATCAACCAATCGGTCGCAATGTTGGGAACGAACGACGCATGAACGGCAGTCGTAACGCGTATCTCGCTCGCATCGGCCAATCCAGCGGCTTTGAAATATTCGTTAACGCCCTTACCGACCGCGTTGATTTCGACGAACGATTTAATGCCGTCGCCAGCGTCAAACGAACGCCCGCCGCCCGGCGTGTTGCGCTCGATAAACATTCGACCTTGCTTGAAATCCGCCAACAACCCGGACGCCAGCGTTTGCATACTGCCGTAATCGAATTGCGCCATAGTAACGGTTCCTTAAGGGTTTCCGCCTTATAGCTGACCCGTCCGAGAAAGGGAACCCGCCATGTTCAAAACCCTCTGCGAAGCGCTCGCACTTACTCTGTTCGTCGTCGCGATTGTAACGTTGTTCTCATGCGTCTAGATCAACTGATTATCGAGAACGCCAGCGATACCGGGACCGATTACGCCGCCGCCGCAATGATTTGGCGCCGTGCCGATATTTCATGGTCAATCATCAACCGCGACGGTCCGGACGCTTACGCACAAGCAATCAACCAACTCGAAAAATGGGGATTGACAGGCGGAACCAACGGTCTTAAATCCCGTTCCGACAGTCAACTAAACCCCCTGTCAACAGCAAAAGGAAAATCCGAATGTCTCACCGTCAGTTCCGTTCTATGATTGCGCTCGCCGCTCTGTCGGCGTCGCCGCTGCTTTTCGCCGCCGCTGGCGGTAAGACTGGCGGCGCTCCCACGCCTGTTCCCGTTCCTGCCGGCGGCGGCGCTTCCATCCCGCAGCCCGCAACCGCTGCCGCCCCTGCTAGCAATGACACCCCGTTCACTTCGCTGACCAAGGCAATTCCGATCCCGGACAAGCGCCCGTCGTCCGGCAAGCGCGGCGGCAAGTCGATCTATCCGTTCGAAAAGATGGAAATCGGCGAAAGCTTCGGCGTCGTCGGTAAGACGTTCAAAAACGTCAATTCGACCGTCGCCAGCGCCAACAAGCGTTGGGCAAAGCCCGATAAGCTTGTCGATCTGTCGAACCCGGACGGTACGCCGAAGATGATCGACGTTCCGGTTCCCGGTCAGCCGGGCGTTACTACGCCGGTTCGCGCTCGCGGCCCGGAACGCGTGTTCTTCGCGTCGCCGGTCGATCCGAAAACCGATCCTGACAAGGCAGAGGTTCGCGTCTGGCGCAAGTCGTAATCGGGCAAACCCCCGCTTCCAAGCGGCCCGAGAACCCCGGCAGAAATGCCGGGGTTTTTCTATTTGACACGTTTAATTAATCCGCCTATATCCATGTTCGTTCAACCCGTCCAATGGAGGCAATTTTGCAAGGTAAAACGACGATCATCGCGAGCGACGGAACAGAGACGTCGCAGGAACATTCCGAAATGCTAACGCTCGATTTTATTCAAGCCGCTGTCGGCGGTTATATCGAGCTAGTTCCCATGTTCACAACGTTTCACGGCGAACCGTGCGTTGCATGGTGCAATGAAATGGGAAAGATCAACGATCTGCCGTTGAACCGCAAGGCAACCGAACTTTGGGCCGAACAAGGCGGCACGTTTGATTATCTGCTAGGGCCGATCCTGATCGTTACCGGCGATGAGGCATTCCGCCAGTCATAACGTCAACAATCGAGCGTGCGGGATCAACCTCGCACGCTCGGACCGGACAAGCTCGATACGCCCGCCGTCCCGGTAAGGATCGGCCCTAGCATGGCGTCGACGGCAGGAATTGAAAGCTGCAAATCGGCGACCGATCCAGCGCCCGCATACGTCACACTGACGGCGCCCTCAACCGACACGCTCTTGATCGCCGTCGCCATTGTCGCATCGCTGCGCAATGAGCCCGGCGCGGCAAGCTGACGGCTCGCGGCTTCATACGTCGCATACTCCAGTTCGAACGGAATTTCATCCGCTTCGATAGTGTTGCGATCAACGTCGTATGCGCCGGTTCGCGGCCATTCCCGACGTTGCGCCCGCAAGCCGGTTTTTTCACCCGGAAACAATCCGCGATAATTTGCGTCGATATATTCGGACGCGACTAACAGCGCCGCTTCGATAGCGCTATCTTCATCGGCGACCGTCGATCCGCGACCCTGCCAATAAAGCTTGTAGCTGTCGACCGAACCGTAAAAATCATCGCTCATTTTGCCGCCCTCCAAGCGAGTAACCGGGCGGATCGATCCGCCCGGTTAGGTTTGATTACGTCTGACCGCCGCCAGCGTTGCCGCTCTGCTGTTCGTTGGCGGCATGATCGGCAGTCATCTTGAGCGCCGCCGCATTGGCCGCGTCCTGATCGGCATAGCCAGCCGCCGACTGACCCTTAAGGAACCTCTGTCCCTTTTGGTTGACGACGTACCAACGCGAACCGATCTGCGCCGTAAACTTAGCGTCGGCAGGATCGGCGTATTCATACGGCTGACCTTCCTGCCGGGCAACGCCCGGATTAGCCGGATCAACGACGTTCGTCGCGACGGGCGGCTGAACGCCCTCCGGCATTGCCGGTGCGGGTCGACCGGGCGACGGAACCGGAACGCTGATCGGGCTGTCGGGATCAAGTTCGCTATCTGCGACGATATCGAACGATCCGGCCTTTTCTTCATTCGCCTTTTCAACGTCCGCTTTGTTCATGCGAACGGGACCGCCCGGCGTATTCACGAGAACGGTTGCAAGTCTTTCATGTGCCATAGCTAGAATGTTCCTCTAGAGGTTGTTCGAACCTCTAGAGGATACGCGCCCTAGGCGGAACGCGCAAGAATGGCGATTTGGTATTTATTCTGCGCCCCGGCGCTGTTGGCGATCCGCAGATTGTCGGCAGACCCGCCAGTAACGGCAAATAGGCCGGTCGCAGTTGTCGCCGACATAAGCAGCATATCGCCGGGCTTTAGAACGGCAGTGGAAAACCCGGTGATCGGGTTCGAGCCGCCGCCAAGCGTCAAATTGGTTGTGTTCGCCTGACCGTTCTTTTTACGGTTGATGATCATAACGGCGATAACTTCCGCTGCCGTGATCGTCGCGCCGAATGCGTCGGTCAGAACACCCGCAAGATCGATATCGTCGTTTGCGCCGTCTGCAACGGTACGTTCCGCCACATAAGCGATATCGAACTGATCGGCGCCGATACCAGCCGCCAGTTCTTTCGCGTAATTCATCGATCCATCGAACGCGAGTGTTCCCCCGCTCGCGCTGCCTTCCTGATGAACCGTTAGGTTCGCGTTGATACTCGCCCGATTAGTCATTTCGTCACCCCTTGTTTTCGATCCGAATTAGTCGGTTGTCGATCCCTCTAAGCGTCGCCGCCTGCGCCGCCTGTTCTTTCAAAAGTTCGGTTTGCTGCGAAACGATCTTATCGAGCAAATCTAACTGACGTTGACGATCTTCGCGCGCCGCGTCGCCGCGAACTTCCTGCGCTTCCATCTGATCTTGAAGCGTGTCGATATCGCTTGCCATGCCGGGAATATTCGTCACGCCGACCGCTTCGATGCGAACGATCCGATCATTCACCGCGACCAAACGTCGATCAAACGACTGCGCATAGGATAATATCCAACCGCAGACAAGCGCGAGCAATACTAGCGCGATCCGAGCCGTCAAAGTGACAACCCAATTCTGCGCTATACGACGCCACCAAGATTTTTTTAGCGTCAGCACGGTATCGCCCGTTCCAGTTTGGCTTAATTCGCTCAAAGTAGAACCCCGTTCCGATTATGCGGAAAGGGCCACGTCTAGGATAACCTAAACGCGGCCCTTAGATCATCGTTCCAACCGGATGAACCGATTAGCCGAGCAGCGTCGCGATATGCTCGTCTTTGGTCGCGGCGACACCCCACGCCAGACCAACTTCGTATTCCGACATATGGTAACCGTTGTAACGACGGATATCAAAGGTGATACCCGAACGCACGTCGGTAACCAACATGCTTTCGACGGCAGCATCGCCACCTTCCGGAACGGCAGGCGGGCGAGCCGCAAGCGCAAGCGCATTGCGCGAGAAACCGAACGACGCACTGAACGAATTCAGCACAGTGATCGCCGTCGCCGACGCCGCGATTGCCACACGCAGACCCGGTGCGCCAATCGTAATCGTGCCGCCGTTCGAAACGTCGGCGTCGCCGGAAAGAACGACGTACTTGTTCGTATCGCCCGCAATGGTGATCACATCGCCCGCGACAATCGTCCCGGTGCCCGCAGATGCAAGCGTGATCGTCGTCGCGCCGACCGCATAACCCGCGTTATTCGTCGTCGCCGACGCGCCGGTTCCCTTGGTATGCGACGTGTTGGCGGCGCTTTCTTTCATCGACAGACCGAAGATCGAAAGCAGTTCGCCGTCCCGCAGCGTCATCGACGTTCCGGCCTCGTTGACCTTGGTCAACTGCGTCAAAGTGCGAACCTTAACGCCTGCCGTAGTGTTGATGATCAGCGAACGTTCACCGGACGGGGCGCCGTTATCATCAAGGATTTTCTTGATGTTCGCCGCGTCGGAAAGATCGGTTGCGAACGGCGTCGTTCCCGACGTGCCGTAAGCGCGCGAGCCATGAACGAGCGCCACGTCGGCGATATCCTGTTCGACTTCGTTCGCGATTGAACGAAACGCCTGCGCGATTTCCTGCGCCTGAACCGAAAGATAGCCGACGGAATTGTTCAGCCCTTTCTGTTCCTCGCCGGTATAGCCGAACCGGGCCGACTTCGCTTCGGTGATCGTGATCGACGCAGTATCAGTCGTTCGATCCGCAGGGTTCGGGATCGTCATGGACGGCGTGATATCGGTCGCCGTAGTGGTGCGCGAAACCGGCCATTTGACCGCCTCGCCCTTTGCCGCACGTTCGGCGCCGGTATTGCGATTGACGGACGGGATGAAGCCGATCAGTTCGCGCGACACAACGTCGAGCGCCGCGTAAATGTCGGGAATGAGCCCGGTAAGAGTGTTCGCCGCCGCATAGGACGGGGCGACGCCGATAACGCCGATTAGCGCGACCGACGCGAGCAAGGAAGCCTTGCGCATGGGATAGCCCTCTGATTTGGAATGGATTGGGGGTTGAGCGTCGCGCTCGATCTTTGGGCGTCTCGCCCGAACTAATCCAACCGTTAAAATGCTTCGCGGAAATTTGCAATAGGGCTCTTGTGGAAAATAACAGACGGCGCTAAATAGGCTGATCATTCGAAGCGAGTATCCGCCATGCTCTTTTATACCGCTCTTGTTTTTGTTATCGCCGCAATCGCTGGCGGAATTGGTTTCTCTATCGGCTATGTTCATGGTCAATGGGGACCGGGCGCAATCAAACGCGTGAACGCCCTGCGCGAGATTGCATTTCGTAACGGCGTTCTATACGGACGCCGAACCGACACAATCGAAACCCTGATCAACCCGCCGACTGCTAAAAAGCCGTTGCCGACATTGGTCGCGGCGGAATGACCATGCGCAGCGAGCTAATTCAACAAGCCGCACAAACCATCGCTGATCAAGTGATCGGAACGGCAAATCCGCCCGACGTTCGCGTCATCGAAAACGTTTGCGAGGAACTTGCACTAACAGCAGAGGAAGCGAAAAGTATGCAGTTTGCCGCCGCCTGCGACGAACTGTATTTTTGCTGCGACGGTTGCGGTTGGTACTGTTCAACCGAGGAACTAAACAACGATACCGACGAAAACCTTTGCGACGATTGTAACGACGAATGAAACGGCTATTTCTATTCGTCCGACATTCCGACTATCGGGCGACAATGCAATTCCCCGAAGATCAGCTAGCGCTCGCGGATCGCCTGCTAGCTGATCGGAACGACGGCGTGCTGATCTGGCATGAACGTTACGTGATCGATGATATCATTCCGTTTCCTGAAATGCTGAACGGAATGCTGAATTTGAAAAATTATCGAGCGATTTTCCATTTAGCCACTTGACCCGGCTGATTAGCGCGCTTATATCAGACGGTATTCAACCGATGGAGGATTGATTGGGTATTACCAGCCAGCACGCAGCGCAGTTTCACCCCGGCGACGCCGTTCGCGTTCATGTCAAACAGGGGTTTATCCGCACGGGATCAACTCGCCGCGCGATCTGGAAAGATTTCGACGCGACCGTTATCAAGGTTACAACCAAGCGCATTCGCATTTCATTCCCGGATACCGGGCGCGAAATGCTTGTCGAACCGCTGTTCGTGCGAGCGCGCTAATGACCGCCCTGTTCGCCGCTATCGATCTTGCAACCTATCCGAGCGCGATCCTATTCGCCGCGCTCATTCTCAACCGCCTTGTGAGGGTTCAATGAAACCGATCCTTTGGAGCCATGAGGTTCCGCGCCTTGGGACCGCCGTCCATTCCGCCAAGGTTGGCGGCTATCGCGTCGCCAGCGTCACGCAACCATTGTTGCGCAAGAATGAAGCCGTTTGGCATCAGGTGAATTTCTACCTGCCCGGCATTTCGATCAGCGCGGCGAACAACCATTACACGTCGGTCGACGACGCTAAGGCAATGGCGGAAGTCGGCATTCGGAAATGGTTCCTCGAAACTGGCGGAAGAAAGGAAACGGAATGACGTATCAACTTCGCGTCCGTTTCAACTCGAATGAACGCCCTTGGTCCGGAACCGAAACACCGCTTGCGATCCATCAACCTAAAGACGAACAAGCCGCTATCGAATGGGCGCGCGGTATGGAACGCGGTTTAGGATCGCAATATACGGTCGAACTTTTCGACGATGATCGACGGATCGATTTCGCCGGTCCTGAAAACAAACGGGGCGGCTGAAACCCCTTCAAGCCGCCCCGCCCTCTCAGCTATTGCGCCGCCCGCTCGAAACGACGCGCCAGCGAGCCCGTTAATCGACGATCTTGATATTCGGATCAGTCGCCGCCTTTGCCTTTTCGGCAGGCGACCAACTGTCGAAATCAGCGCGCCGAACGATCCGCGCGCCGCCGCCCGGATTACCGCCGCCGCCAGTGTTGCCGCCGCCACGATTGGCGTTGCCCTTCATAATGGCGTCTTTGTTCGGATAGGCTTCAACCAGCACCTTTAGCGCTTCCTCGAATGGCGCCGGTTGCCCGAGCCGTTCCGTGGCGCGCGACAGGATCGGATTACCAGTATGATCCTTGGCGCTGATATTGCCGGTCGCGTCGTCGACGGTAAAGAACCGACCAAACGTTGATTGAACGATATCTTTCGGGATCGCCAACGTGTCGTCGACCCATTTCGAGCCAGTGAACGCTTCTGTCAGTACCTTTTCGTTCAGCCGGGCTTGCAGCGTATCGCCGCGCTTCTGCGCTTCGGTAAGCTGACCCTTATAGCCTTCCTCGATAGTCGCTTTCACCCGGTCGACTTCCCCGGCGTCCAAAAGCTTTTTCTGATCGAGCTTTTCGACGATCCCGAGCGCTTCGCGCGCTTTCACCGGGTCGATCCCTTCATACGGTTTCAGCTTTTCGGCGAGCGTTTCTTTCTCGCGCCTATGGCCCGCCGCTTCACTGTTCAGCGCCGTGATCTTGCTGCGACCCGTCCAATATTCACCGGGGTCAACAAGTTCCTCTTTGTCGCCGTTGATGAACACAAGCTTGCCGTCGCGGACCGGCTGTTGCGCCAACGTCGGAACGTTCTCGCCTTCGAACGCCGCCATGAGAGCGACATGCGAAATTCCGAACAAGTTACGAATGTGCATTTCTAGAACCTTTCTTTAGACAGGGGGTTTCACCGGCTGTTTAATCGGAACGACGTTCGCGCCGGGCTTGGTTATTTCGTCGTCGATATCCGTTTCGTCGGGCGTTTCGTCCAACAAAGCTTTCTTTTCATTTTCTGGATCGAACTCAGCACTCAACACGCCGCGACGGCGCATTTCATGCCAAAGCGTGCCCTGCGATAGATCGCCATTCTTTCGAGCGTCAAGAATAAGCGTCATATCCTTGCCCTCGCCGTCAACGTCGAAATCATGGAACACTTCAACGGACGGTTTGTAATTCTGGATACCGTACCAACGCGCGGTTGCTTCCAGCGCGCTTTCGAGCGCCTTACCTTCGATGATCGCCCATTGCTGGCAAGCGCTGTTGCCCTTCATCGCGGCAACCGTCGTCGTAATCACCGTGAGGTTACCAGACTGCGCCGTCAACGGCTGGCGTCCTAGCTCGCGCAATTGGTTGATCGTGCGTTCGTTGTCTTTGGCTTGGAACTCCATCGTCGACGCAGACGGCTCTAGCAATTCGAACGTGCCTGCCGTTCCGCTGCCGTCAACGCCGCCGTAAAGAACGCGACCCGGACCGGTCTTAAGCGGCTTGATCGTCTGTGCGTTACCGACGCCGGTTTTCTCAGGCTTCACCCCGTTCGCGGCGATCATTACGAACGCCGACATGATCTTAGAATGTTTCAGCGCGCTTTCATCTTGGAATAGCTGAACCTGCAATTCCGCCGCCGACTTCATCGGCGAATGAAACTGCCAAGTCCGACCCTTCCGGCGACCCGTTGCGAACGGATAGAGCGGAATGCTGCCGATGGAAAAAATACCTTCGTCGACGCCGACCCATGTCGTCGCATTGGCGGTATTCGACGCACGATCCGACTTTTCGTAAAGCTTCCAACTGGCAACGCCGTTGATTAGCTCCATGATACGAACGCGATCCTTGATCCCATTCGCCGCAGGTTCGAACAGACGGAAATAAATGATCGTTTCGCGACCATTGATGATTTTGGTTCGAACTTCTAGAACGTTGATCGCCCGAACATGCGACCAATACGGGCGATTACCGTCGCGTTTGTCATCTTCGCGAGTGCGAACCGTACCATCGGATTTCGGTGGAACGTTCGGGAAATCGACGAACGTCCAATCGATAGTGTACGCAACGGCGTTATAAAACTGTTCCGCTGCGAACATCGTCAGCGACGTTCCGGCGCCGTCAACGTCGTCGCAAAACACCTCGATTTCGGCGGGCGTATTCTCGCCCTCAACCTTGACTTCCTCAGAGAACGGACGGCTCGACAAATCTTCGATGATATCACCGAACACATTCGTAAACTTCGAAGTGTTCACCCGAAATTTGTAATCGTCGTCATCTTCGGCAGGCAATTGCGGCAACGTCATGTCTTTTGCGAGCCGCATTGTTTCGACGCCGCCTAGAATGGCGTCGACTAGCTGCCAGTACGGGCGCATGACTGAATTATCAGCGCCGGGCTTGTCCAAATCCTCTAGCAGCGTTGGCGCCGCTGCGCCGTCGAATGCCGCCATTAGCGCCAGTCTGCTAAGTCCCATGAGTGCCACTTGTCGCCGTTGCGCCGCCATTGTCGACCGGGAAATAACACATAACGATTGCATCGGCAACGTTCGGCGACTTGGTATTAGCGGGCTTTTTATCGACCATCTGTTTTAACGATCCCGCGCTTTGAACCATGACGGGTTGGCATAGCTCTTTTTTGATCTGTTCCAATAGGCGCAATCCGGAATGAATGCTGATCATGCTGTCGGGATCGAAGCGCAAGCCTTGAACGACCGCTTGCCATGTCCGATAGAACCGCATTTTAAGCGACCACCACGCTTGAGCCTTCATGTTCTGAAAGAATTCACGATTAAGCGGCGTTTCATCGTCATCCTCGACCAAATGATAATATGGATTTTGAACGCTATCGCCTGCATTCCATCCAACCATCCGGACGCGCTCGATACCTTTCGGTGCATCTTTACGCAATCCGCCCGTTTCATCATCGATTGTTAGACGGTTCCATTCCGACTTAACGTTCGAACCCATTCCGACGCTATCGTAATAGCATTCTATATATTCACCCAATGCGATCAACGTCGCAATCGCTTTGCGTGTCGTAACCCCCGGATCGCGAGCGCCGCCCCATTCGTCAGCATCGCAAAGAACAATCCCCTTGCGATAGACAAGCGCGTTCCTATCACCGTCGTCACTGTCGGCGATATCGAGCCCGCCCGCCCAACCTCCGGAAAGCCAATCAATCGGCACGCCTCGACTATCTTTCCAATCGACAAGCTTCAAATGAGCGTCAATCGCCGCTTCAACCCATTCGCGTAAGATGATTACGCCAGACAGCGACCCGCTATAATCGCGTTCCACTTCCTGCAAGAATTTAGCGAGCAATCCTTCGGCTTCCGCTCGCGCTTTCCGCCGTTCGTACCATTCTTGTGTTTTTTCAGGATGATCGCGCCAATCAACAATAAACTTTCGGACCACGCCGGAGTAGATTGGCGCGGGTCTATTCGGCGTCCAAAGCTCTGCGCTTTCCGCGCGCCTCTGGAACACGTTTCCAAGCCCGTTGACCGAGCTAATATCGATCTGGCAATTCGTGTTATCGCCTAGCGCCGCTTCAACCAACTCGGGATGTTCGTAATGGGCGCTTTCATCCTTAAAGTAGATCGTCTTTCGACCGCCGCGACCGATGTTATCGCCAATTTCGCCAGTGATCGACGCGCCATTCTCAGGATTGATCAGCTTCATTTCCGTCGCGTGTTTCGACGGATCGAACCCTTTCGGCCAGAACTCACGCGGTAAACGCTGAACGACTTGCCTAATCTTTTCAAAAATACTGTCGAAATCGCCGCGCCGGTCGACTAGCTCTTGCTTGCGCGAGCCCCAACCGATTGCGACACCCGGAACGAATAGCCACGCCCAAACGGACCACGCAACGCAAAGCCATGTCAGACCCATATCACGCGCTTTTTCGACAAGCCCGTTCTCGTCGGTCAGATACATTTCAGTTAGAAAATCGATGAACTCGTTTTGCCGTTGGAAAAATACGAACGGCATCCATCGCATAGACTTTTTGCGCGGATCGTAAGTATCCATCCAATCCATAATGAACCGCCCGGCATTCTCAGGCTTGGCGTAATACGCCTTTGCCATATCGAGCAATGTCGGTTGCGGGCCGGATTGAAAGTTTTTGGAACGTCGTTCGTTTTCCGCTCTAACGCTCGCGCGCATAGCGTCGATTTCGTTAATCCGCCAAGCCAGAATGCGCTTATAATCCGGACCGCCTTGCGCACGCCATTGCGCAATACTCAGCGCATCGGGCCGCAACGGCTCGATAGGCGCAGGCGGCTCGATCCATTCGAATAAATCACCCCGGAGCATGGCCTAGCTTTTCGAATGTTCGGAACGCACGCAATACCGCCAGATAGAACGCCAATTTAGCACGTTCATCAGGCTTGACGTTCAAATCAGCGCACAATTCGTCGAACGTCATTGGCGTCCGTTCGATCTTCACTTTCATCGTGGATCATCCCAATCACCCGTTTCAGGATCACGAAGATATCGCGGATAGATTGTCGACGGCGCAGCACCCCAATTGCTGATCGCGCGAAAAATATCGAACGTTATCCCCGGCATTTCAACCTGATAGATTTCGGCCATGTGCGGAAACAACCAACCGCCGATAACATTACCGAGCGCTAAGCATTTACCGTTGATGAACACTAGCGCGGGCGCTTTCATGTCGGATCGTATTCATACGGAATGTTAGCATCGTGCCAACGCTCGATTTCTTCGCGCTGATCGTCCGGCATGAAATATGGAACGTCGTTCTGCCAAGCGCTATCGATCAGCCACATATTTTCACGTCGATCATATTTCATATCGACTTCGATCAACGGACCGAGCCCGTCGATTTGCCAGAAATTACCGCTCTGATCGCGCGCCAGTGTCATCATATCATATGTGCCTTGCGCAGTCGTTTCGGCAGGCTCGAATTGATTTGCGGATAATCGTGCGCAACGATCCGTCCGTTCAACATGCCGAAATTCTCCCATTTCGTATCACAGAGAAACGCCGGAAGCTTATCGGGCACGCGATCCGCCGGAATGTGCGTCGTTCGCATCTGCAACATGATCCGACCGTTCGGGCTGATCCACTTGCACGGCGCGAGCCAACGCGCATAAGTT